TTCGCTACAAATTTTGCAGGAGAAATTCAAGGTAAAACCGCGGCTCATGGTAAAATAGGACAGGGTGCTATTAATGATATTTTAAAACAAAATAATCTTTCTACATTAATGTCTGCTAAAGAAGTTCAAGATAACTTAAAAAATCAAGATACACAATTCATTAAAGATTATTTTAATATTTATTCTAAATTAGTCGAAGCTATTAGTTTAGAAGAATTTAATAATATTCTTGATAAAAAAGATTTAAATTATTTAGTTAGTAAATACTTATCTCTAAAACTAACATCAATAATAAACAATCAAAATAAAACTATCCAAGATGAAGTTATATCTGATATAATTAGATATGCCTCATCATCAACCAAATCCAGTTCAGTATTTATAAAAATATCTTAAATTATGTGCAGCTGCGGGTGTAATACGTGTGAAACCAAAGTTAGAGGTCCTTTACTTACCGAAGGTAAAATAAAATCTTTATTATCTGAAGGTTTACAATACCATATAAATAAAAAAATACCCTTATTTGAAACTGTATATCGTATAGGTTCAGAAAAACATTTAGCGTTAATTAAAGAAGCACGTAAAATGTATTCTAGAGGTATAATTAATTTATGTGAAGATGATGAACATATAATCAAAACCCATTTAGGTGAATTTGGAATATATGAAGATGAAACTGTACCTTTGGATTTACCAATGGTAGAAAAAGATAACATTAATGAGGCTGAATATCAAGGTAAAGATGTTCAATTAGGTAAACCTAAACGTGGAGGAGCTAAAAAATTCTATGTTTATGTTAAAGATCCTAAAACTAAGAAAGTAAAAAAAGTATCTTTTGGCGCCGCAGGTGGTGGTCAAAATTTAAGAGTTAAATTTAAAGATCCTAAAGCACGAAAAGCCTTTGCTAGTCGTCAAAATTGTGATCAAAAGAAAGATAGAACTAAACCTGGATACTGGAGTTGTAATCTTCCTCGTTATGCCTCTATTTTGGGATTAGGTAGTAACATGAATACTTTCTGGTAAAATGTCATATAATAGAACATATCAAATATCAGGAGAAATGGGTATAAATACCAAAATCTCCTCTCAATCTGAAGTAATGTCTAACATACGTTCAATTGAAGGAATTACTATTGTGTCCTTTTCTCCAAAAGATGAAGATGATTCTTCTACAGATAATAGAAACCATAGAGGGGTATTAAATGTTAAATTTGATACTTTCCCATTTACTGAATTTGATAAAGAAACACAAATAAAAAATTTAGTTGATCGAATTCGTGAAATGCCTGCTGTAAATTATTTCCGCCCGGGTAAAGTATCATTATTAGAAAACACGAAATTTAGTTCTATAATTAAGGAAATATTAGAAGAAAAAAAAGTAAAACGTGATAGATGTTTACGGATAGCGGATCGTAAATTTGATAAACCTTCTGCCTACAAATCCGGGGCAGTAGTTAGATGTCGTCAAGGAAAAATATGGAAAGATTTAAAGGAAGATGAGTCACTTCATAAATGGTTCAAACGTCAAGGAGCACCAGGTAAAGAAGGTGGATGGGTAGATTGTAATGCTCCTATTAGAAAAGATGGTAAAATAACTGGATATAAACCTTGTGGTAGAAAAAAAGATGAAGATAGAGCCAAATATCCTTCATGCCGTCCAACTGCTTCTAAGTGTAAAGATCCTGGTAAAGGTAAAACATGGGGTAAAACAAAATAATATGGATACTTTTGATTTAAGAAAATATTTAGCTGAAGGTAAATTATATGAGACAGATATGTCTTGTCCTTTAGCTACTCAAGACTTAGAACTTAATACTAAAAACCGAGATTCAGCTATTAAAGCCGATTATATTAAATATGGTCCTTTAAATGTTGATGAACCCGGAGATTATTGGGAAGAATTAGCTGAACATTGGGATACAACCATTGATGCTGCTAAAAAATCATTATGTGGAAATTGCGCGGCTTTTGATATTTCTCCAAGAATGGAAGAATGCATGCCTGGGTCTTTACAAGATGAAGATGGTAAATTAGGATACTGTTGGATGCATAGTTTCAAATGTCATTCCGCTCGTACTTGCAGAACATGGGCTAAAGGTGGTCCTATCATAGATAATAAAATATCAAAAGACTGGCAAAAACGTAAAGGTGAATAATATGATAAAACTTTTAGACATATTAAATGAAATAAGTCAAGAAGAAATATATCCTTTTGAAGAAGTTGATCAAGGGTATGATGAAGATGATAATTCATTACTTTTTATAGAATATGAATTTTCTACACCCCAATATCCCTATAAAGTAGTATTTTATTCTGGTGAGTATAACCCTGAAGATAAAACATTTGATTTATCCTTTGGGATTAATAAAGGTATGTTTAGTAAAATTGATACCTTTCAAATGACTGGAGAAGGGAATGCTAAAAAAATTCTTAAAACTGTAGCAGCTATTATAGAAGAATTTTTATACCAATATGACACTGATGGGGCAGAAAATATAATAATAAAACCCACAAGTGAGAAACGTAAAAAAATATATAATTTACTGTTACCTTTACTCTCACAAAATATAACATCTCAAGTTAAAATAGTATGATTCCTTATATAAATACTTCAACCACCCCAACTTCAGTTATACGTGAGTTTAGTTCTGAAGTAGATCCAATGGAACTTATATGGCATCAGGATAAAGAAGACCGTACAATTGAAATATTAGAAGGAGAGGGTTGGCAATTTCAAAGAGATAACGAATTACCTTTGGCGCTCCAAAAAGGAGATATTATATTTATACCGGAATTTCAAGTACATAGAGTAATAAAAGGTAATACTGATTTAAAAATTAAAATAACAAAATAATGGCAAAAGAAATACTAAGTGAAGAATTCCAAAGAATGCAAAAATTGGCGGGATTAATAAATGAGCAGCAACTTGAATTAGATTTTGATCCCAATGCTATCAAATTAACTCCAGAGCAGAAAGAAGAATTTGATGAAGAAATAAATGATTTTATTTATACCACAAATTGGGATTTTGCTTATAAACAATCTGGAAATATTTTAGCTAAGATTCTCACAGATTATAAAGCTAAAAGCTGGAAAGATGTTCAAGAATATGGGTATAATCCTAAAGAAGTTAGAGATTTGGGTAGAAAACTAGCTGAAGAATTTTATGACAGTTAATAACAAAATAATGGCAAAAGAAATACTAAGTGAAGAATTCCAAAAAATGCAAAAATTAGCAGGAATTCAATTAAACGAAAGAATAAGTTTTGAGGCTATTGAAAGAATGGAAGGTTTAGCAAATACGCAAGACTTAGCTTCTCTACAAGTCAAACTTCGTATACTATCCTCAGATTGGATGCAAGAGGGATTTGAGAAAGAAGACATTATAGACTACTTAGCATATTTAGTAGACAATATTTAATACAAACATTCAGACCGATTCATAGCCAGTCGTCCTTAACCGGAAAAAACTTATCGGAGCTGTGGCCCATTTATTTGGAGCCGCAGCTTTCTTTTTATATATTCACTAAGTAATTTAATATAATATGGACAAAAAGAAAATAGTAGTGATCGGGGGAGGAGTAGCAGGAGCTCATGCCATTACAAAATTAGTAGATAATGGTTATCCCGGAGAACTCATCACTGTAATTGATATGGGTAAAGATCCATATAATCGAAAACCAGATGAAGTAATGTCAGGATGGTTAGGATGTGGAGGTTTCTCTGATGGTAAATTAACCTACCATCATATGATTGGGGGTCAATTATCTAAATACTGCGGTGAAGAAAAAGCATACCAATTGATGGGTGAAGTAATAGAAACATGGAAACGTTTCCACCCTGACCCATCCAAAATTATGTACTCCAACCCAACTGAAGAACCTGATTTTATCAAACCCTACTTTGGTCTTCGTCTGTTTGGAGTATACCACATTGGTACTGATTACCTGCATGAAATCGGAAAACGATGGTATGATTATTTAGTATCTAAAGGTGTCAACTTCCATTGGGAGACTAAAGTTGACAATATTTACTTTAATACTAACCAAATAGTAATAGGGCATAATTATCTTAAATATGATAAACTTATATTTGCTGTGGGTAAAAGTGGTATTGATTTTGCCCAGCAACTAGCAAATCAATATGAACTGCCCGATGAACCTAAATCCGTACAAATTGGTGTTCGGTTTGAGGCACCACAACGTCACTTTCAAAAATTAATAGATATATCCTATGATTTTAAATTATATCGCAAGTATGAAGATGAAGGTGTATCACTTCGCTCATTCTGTACAAATAATAATGCAGCATATGTGGCTGTAGAGGAAACATATGGTGATGTCAGTTACAACGGACATGCAAAGAAAGATGAACGTTATAGAAATAACATGACTAATTTTGGCATTTTAATGGAAATTAAAGGTATTGAAGATCCATTTGAATGGTCTAGAAATTTAGTTGCTAATGTTAATGCTAGCGGAACTGGTTTATATTATTCACCATCTAGACGTCCCTCTCTAACATCTGAAGGTGAGAGAGTATCAGCAGTTATGCTTAACTCTAAACAATTAGAAGACATAGTTAAACCTGCTTTTAAAGGATATTTTAGATATATTGAAGATTTTATTGAGGATATGAAAAAAATATTTCCAACATTAGAAGATGATTGGTCTATATATATTCCGGAAGTAAAATATTTATCACCTGAACCGCTTGTAGATTACACTAACTTAGCCTTGACTAAATTTCCTAATGTACACTTTGTAGGTGATGCTTTAAGTGCAAGAGGTATAACAGTAAGTGGAGCGCATGGTGTTTATGTAGCCGAGAGTATTTTAAGGTAAATATTAAAAAAACTTCTTTCCCTGCTAGTTTGGCCTCTCCGGAGGCCTTACTTAATTTCATAAATATGAAATACGAAAAATTCCATTTAATAGATACAGAAAGATATAATACCTTAATGGATATGATTCAAGATCCTCTATCCATAGGTATTGCTAAAGAATTAATAATGAATTCTGACACTCAAGATCTTATAACTGCCTTCTATGTTTGGGACTTAGTTCATAGAATTTATGATCCTGATTTCGTATCCTACACTAGACATTTCAGATCTAGCGATGATTATAAAAAACTACAAAGAGAAATAGACCGAATAACCGGGCAAAAAACACCATTATACTCAGAAAAAAATTACTCATAAGTTTGGCCTCTCCGGAGGCCTTACTTATCTTTAGGTATTAAATAAAAATAAATGTTATGTCTAAAAAGCAAAATCTAGTTGCACTCAATGTTAATGAACTTAGAGAGTTCTTAACCCACATCATCGAGAATAATAGAGTGATCCAATCCCAAGGAAAATCACCGGTTTCAATTGAAGTAATTGGTGATTCCGGTATTGGAAAAACATCTTCTATTATCCAATTGGCTAAGGAATTGGAATTGAGTTTTGTTAAGCTTAACTTATCTCAAATTGAAGAAATTGGAGATTTAGTAGGTTTCCCAATTCGCCAGTTTGAAATGAGTATGGATGATATCAAAACTTGGGTTGATGAACATGCGGTTGATGAATACAGAAAATTAGGATACAGATCCACAGGCAAAAATCAGATGAGTTATTGCCCACCAGAATGGATTAGTAATAAGGAAAATGGTGGGATATTGTTATTGGATGATTGGAATAGAGCTGATATCCGATTCATTCAAGCTGTTATGGAATTAATTGATAGACAACAGTATATTAGTTGGAGTCTGCCTAAAGATTGGCATATTATTTTAACTGCTAATCCTGATAATGGTGATTATTTAGTCTCTAGTATTGATAACGCCCAAAAAACACGATTTATCTCTATCCAACTGAAATATGATATTGACTGTTGGGCTAAATGGGCTGAAGAAAATCAAATTGATGGTAGATGTATTAACTTTATGTTATTACATCCTGAACTAGTTACTAAGGAAGTTAACAGTAGAAGTGTATCAATGTTTTTTAATTCAATTTCATCACTTAAGAGTTTTGAAACTTCACTTCCTCTTATTCAGATGATTGGAGAAGGGTCAGTAGGTCCTGAATTTAGTTCTATGTTTACTATGTTCATTAATAATAAACTAGACAAAATGATTTCTCCTCAAAATATTATGGAACAAGATGAGAAATATGTTTTAAATACTTTAAAATCAATTGTGGGTAAAGATGATAAGTATAGAGCAGATCTAGCCTCAACTTTATCAACCCGAATTATTAACTATTTGGATATTTTCTCTAAAAGTAATCCTGTTGAAAAATCTATTATTGATCGAATTTCAACCCTAGTTAATGAAAAAATATTTACCAATGATATTTGTTATAACATGATTAGATCCATTTATAATAATAATCCTAATAAATTTAAAACCATGATGATGGATAAAAATTTAGTGGCGTATATTATGAAGTAAAATCTTCAAATCTTCTCCTACCCTAAGTTTGGCCTCTCCGGAGGTCTTACTTATCTTTAGGTATTAAATAAAAATAAATGTTATGAGCGTTATTAATAGTACTGTATTTCATCCTTATAGAAGTAGTTATCATCCACATGTTTCTCTATCCTTAGGTAGAAGTAAAGCTCGGATAGTTTTAACTCCTAAGGAACATCAAAAGATTATTTCATTCCTTAAAAATGCATTATCTACTTCCCATGAAATAAAATTTGGAAAAAAAGCATATTTAGGATCTTCTTCTAATCTCCCACGTCATAAAGTTAAAGAATATTTTACTAACAATAAAATCCATAAAACTTCTAGACTAGAACAAGCAAATACTATTATCATCAGTAAAAATAGTATTCAAGAACTTTATACATACTTAAAAAATTCCAAAGAAAATGATTATTTTATGCCATATGATAAAGTATATACTATTAATGATAATAATGACAAAAAATATCTTCTTACTATTTGTAATTCCTCCTATATTTCACCTCCTTCATCTAATTTATCTTGGTATATAGCAATTAATCCCAATAACCAACCCCAAGTATCTTCAGAATTAGATAGATTTTTATCTAAATATCAATCTCAAACTTTATATTTAGATGTTAATTACTCTAAAAATTCTACAATTATTGATACTTATAAAGTAATATGGGATCTACTTAAATATCCTAATATTAATATTATTTTTGATGAAGATATTCTTCCTATCTTTAACCAGAATGGGTTAGAATTTAATCAAGATTATATAACTACTTTAGATAGTATGTTTGAAAGTGAGGATCAAGAAAATATTAACCTTGCTTTGGAGATGTTGTCTAATATTGATTTAGAAAAATATTCACTAGCTTTAGCTATGTTTTTAAATAAACATGCCGGTATATTTTATAAAGGTAGTGGTTTAAATATCTATCAAAATAGAAGTTTTAAAAGTTTTATAAAATATTTTGATTCTAAAAATATTAATTTTAGATCTCATTGGAAAAAATTCACTGTAGGATTATTACAAGAATATAAAGATGATCCTCAAAGTATAGAAATTATCCATAATTTTATTATTCAAAATATTAACACATATTTAAAATCTTCTAATGATATTAAGGCATCAAATTGGATTAAAATTGAAAATTGTACTATAAAACTTAAATAAAGGTTATGGATAATATATATCAAGAAATAGCTAAGCAATCTAAATTATTGATGCTTAAAGAACCATTTTATGGTTTAGTTCTTATTTCTCTTAATAAAGAACTAACATCAGGAATTCAAACTGCTTGTGTTACACCTGATGGTATTAATGTTAAATTATGTGTTAATCCTCAATTTTGGTTAGAATTAGATGAAAAAACTAAATTGGCAGTTTTAAAACATGAATTGCTCCATATAGTATTTTTCCATCTATCTCATTTTGATAGATTTTCTAATAAAAAATTATACAATGTAGCCGCAGATTTAGAAATCAATCAATATATTGAATCTGAATATAAGGGAAAAAAATGGGAAGGATTAGAATATAATAAAGGTATATTTGAAGAATTAAATCTTCTTCCAAAACAAGGAACTAAATATTACTATGATGCGCTTCAAACTGAAATGGATCAAAATCCTGATAGTGAAGTATCTCAATTTCTTAAAAATATAGAAAATGATTGTCATGATTTGTGGGATACTATGGAAGAAATGGGTGAAGCAGAACGTAAATTAATTCAAAAACAAATCGATCATCAATTAAAAGAAATATCTTCTGAAGTATCTAAGAAAAATAGAGGACTAATCCCATCAGAATTAAGCCAATATATTAATTCTTTATTTGAAATAACTGAACCCTCATTAGATTGGAAATCATATTTAAGAAGATTTAGTTCCCAATCTATTAAAATTATAACCAAAAAAAGTAGACACAAACCTAATAAACGATTTTCAGATAATCCTGCTCTAAAAATTAAACCTAAAAAAAATACTTTAGTTGCCATCGATACTTCAGGTTCCGTTTCTAACGAAGAATTAGTTGAATTTTTCAATGAAATATACCATATTTACAAATCCGGTACCGATGTTACTATAATTGAATGTGACGCTAAAATACAGCGAATTTATGAATATAAAGGTAAATTAGAAGAATTATCAGTTAAAGGTAGAGGGGGAACTGATTTTGAACCTGTATTTAAATATTGGAGTGAGAATAACAAATACAATAATTTAATTTACCTTACAGATGGAGAATGTTCATCTCCAGAAACAAAAATATTAAAACCTACTTTATGGGTTCATAGTTCCAAATCTGAAATAAACGAAACACTACCTGGTTCTAAAATAAAAATAAACTAATCATGTCAGAATTTAAAATTAATTTTCTTCCTGAAAAATATGAAGATGTTATTTTCCCCCTTATGCAAACTAATGGTAAATTTGTATTAGGGGGCAGTTTAGCATTGTATATATTAAATATAATGGAATATGATTTTACAAATCGCACACCTGACTTTGATATTTCTTTGTTAGAATCTTTAACTTTTAATGAATTAGAAATCACAAAAGATTTTTTTGGGTTAGAATTTAAAATGAATAATGGAGATTATGATCTAGTAAAGGAAGAAGGAGAATATAAAATGAAATCTACCGAATATTTTCTAAAAAAAGATTTAATTCAATTATGTAAAACTTCAATGGGTGAAGATGGAGATTTAGGTTATGTTAGAACAGAATATATCATTGATTTCTTTAATTCTGCTCTTTTACCTCAAAAAGAAATAGTAATGGTAAATTATAAAGGATATGGTTTAAAACTAACTCATCCCTCTATTATCTTATCATATAAATCTAAATATGCTTATGATAATCGAGTAGGCAAACAATACAAACACTTTGAAGATTTACAAAAAATAGATTGGAAGAAATATTTTAACATAATTAAAAATTTTATCGCAAAATATGAAGAAGAAAATGAATTTGGTTTAAGCAGTGGTAAAATTCTTTACTACAAGTATAATCCTATTACCACTGATTTACTTCCTTATTAATTCATATTAAATACTCATATTTATCATAAAATAAATATAATGGCTACAATCGTATTATTAAGCTGTTCAAAATCTAAATTAGATCATAAAGCCCCAGCTCAAGAGTTATATTCACCTTCACCTACATTTCAAAAAACCTTAGCATATGGTAAATCTTTAAAACCGGATGCTATGTATATTTTATCTGCTAAACATTATCTAGTTCCTCTAGATAAAGAATTAGCACCCTATGATCAGACATTAAAAGAAATGCCTAAAGATCAAAAAGAAGCATGGGGTGAGGAAGTAATAAAGCAAATGAAAGCTAAAAATATAGATCCCGCTAAAACTAAATTTATATCTTTAATGGGAGTGGAATATATGAAACCCTTACTCAAATATATTCCTGAATCTAACATTGAAACTCCTTTAGAAGGAAAACGTATGGGAGAAAGAATGCAATGGCTTAATTCCCAAATTAGTAAACTAAATGAAATCTTTAAAAAACTTAAATCCTTGATATATGAAAGTATCCAAAGATAAATTACAAGAAATGTTAACTTTATATCTAAATGATATAGAAGATTACGGAACTCAAGAAGAATTTATATTAGCTGAATCTGTGTTATTACCTTATAAACAGCTTCTTACCGAAAATAAAAAATCTAACAAACATCTAATCCAGGAAATGATTAACAATTCAAAACATCCTAATGTAATATCTGATTTTTTAATTTATATAAAAGAATCACAATAAATTTTTTAAACTTAACGTAGAAAGGACTCAATTTGTTTGGATTGAGTCTTTTTTTTTCATATATTTAGTATAAATAAAAATAGGGATTATGAAAAATACTGAAAAAAAACCCATAGTAGTTAAAAAACTTAAAACAGCTGATGGTACAATTGCTTATACTAAAGATGGAAAATTGCATAACTGGGAAGGTCCAGCTTTAATACCTGAAGGAGATAAGAAACGAGCGGAATATTATATTCATGGGATTAAATATACTAAAGATGAATTTGAACAAGCTCTAAAAGATCAAGAAGGCTTACCTTGGTATAAAAATCAATCTATGAAATCTAAATTAGAAGAGGGTTACCGAAATTAATATGAAAAAATTAGTTATAGTAAGTGGTTATTTTAATCCTCTTCATCGTGGTCATCTTGAATTATTTCATAGGGCTAAAGATTTAGGTCATGAATTAATGGTGATAGTTAATTCTGATTTACAGCGAGAATTAAAAGAATCAAAAGTATTCCAAGATGAGTTGGAGAGGCTAATGATAATTCGTAATTTAAGAGTTGTAGATAAAAGTGTAATATCTATTGATAAAGATAAAACCCAATGTGCTACTCTAAAATGTTTATCAGATTGTTACTCCCATGAATATAAATTAATATTTGCTAATGGTGGTGATCAAACAAATGATACTATCCCTGAAGCTCAAATATGTCTTGATAATGAAATACAGATGGTTGATGGTTTAGGTACCAAAATACAATCTTCAAGTTGGTTATTAAATAAAATATAATGAAAAAATTAAGAGAAGAAATTCAATTCAAAAATAGTAGTGGGTTAGATGTTCTCTTTGATAACCAAGTTAAATCTGCTTATAATATAACTGATGAAGAATATGATTATATTGCTGAAAATATGAGTGATGAAGAACTTTCTATCTTTTGTGATGGGTGTGGATTAGGTAATATGGGTAAAAATGTATCATTTTCAATTATTAAAAAAGCACTAGAAATTAAAAACAAATATTTAACATTAATAAACCAGCAATGAAAATAGGACTAACTTCTACAATGTCATGTGGAAAAACTACTTTAGTAAATGCTTTGAAATATGTTCCTCAATTTCAAAATTATCATTTTGCTACTGAACGTTCAAAATATCTTAAAGATTTAGGTATTCCTTTAAATACTGATTCTACATTAAAAGGTCAAACTATATTTTTAGCTGAACGTTGTGCTGAATTAATTCATGAAAATTTAATTACAGATAGAACTATTATTGATGTTATTGCTTTTACTAAAAGTGCTAAATCCATAAATATTTTAGATAAAGATAAATTTGAAGAATATGCTTCTATTTTCTTAAAAGAGTATGATTATATATTTTATATTTCTCCTGATGGCTTACCTATAGAGAACAATGGTGTAAGAGAAACTAATGCTAAATATAGAGATCTTATTGATTTTAGTATTAAACATATAATTAATTCTCATAGACATCATATTAAAAATTTACACACTATATCAGGTAGTACTGAGGAACGAATTGAGCAAATTCTTAATATTACAAGTCTTTAATATATTTATAATAAACTGTAAATATTTATACAATCATGAAAAAATCTCAACTAAAAGACTACATCAAGGAAAATATTAAGGATATTTTAACTACTGAAGAGTCAAACGCTAAAGTAGGTAAAACTTATCTCTATACTAAAGGAGATGAAAGTATGGATATTGCTCCTGGAAAATATTTAATTTTGAAAAAATATAATCAAGATGGAGAAGATGTATATGATCTTAAATCTGAAACTGGAGATATCATATCTGTAACAAGTGATTATGTTCATGGGTCTGGCTACTGGAAAGGATCAGGATTAACTAATGAAGTAACAGTAGTAGATAAAAATACTAAACCTGAAGAAGTAAAAGATAAAGATCCTTTAACAGTTAAAACCGCAGTTGATTCCGCTAAAAAATCTAACAAACCTGTTTCTATAGCTGAGGAAGATGATGAGGATGAGAAAGAGGATGATTGGTATAAATCAAAAGATGAAGATGGAGATAAAGACAAAGAACCATCCAAATCTGAATTGAAAAAAGATGCTAAAGCCACAAAAAGTGTAGTTAAAGCTAAAGATGAACTAGCTATCCTTACTAGAGAAATGAAGTCTTTAGCTAAAAAATATAAAGAAGCTGAAGGTGCTGAAAAAGATAAAATTGTAGCTGATTTAAAAGCTAAAACCAAACTTAAAAAAGAACTAGAATCCATTCTAGACCGATAATATTTTTTAGGGTTATATTTTTAACATGTCTGATTTAAAACAAATAATAAAGCAAGAATACCTAAAATGTACCCAAGATCCGGTACACTTTATGCGTAAGTATACATACATACAGCATCCACAACGTGGTAGAATCCAATTTAATCTTTATCCATTCCAGGAAAAAGTACTTACATTATTTAAAAGGCATGATTACACTATTTTATTAAAATCCCGCCAATTAGGTATTTCTACTTTAGCTGCGGGTTATTCTTTATGGTTAATGTTATTTCATAAAGATAAAAACGTATTAGCTCTAGCTACTACTCAGGCTACTGCCCGTAATTTAGTATCTAAAGTTCAATTTATGTGGGAAAATTTACCATCATGGTTGAAAGTAGAGGCTATAGAAAACAACAAACTATCTTTAAGATTAGTTAATGGATCTAAAATACAAGCTAAATCTTCAAACTCCGACTCCGCTCGATCTGAAGCCGTATCTTTACTAATAATTGATGAAGCAGCCTTTATTGAAAATATAGCTGAGACATGGGCATCTGCCCAACAAACCTTAGCTACAGGTGGTGGTGCTATTGTATTGTCTACTCCTTACGGTACTGGTAATTGGTTCCATCAAACCTGGGTGAAAGCTGAACAAAGTGAAAATGATTTTCTCCCTATTAAACTACCATGGAGTGTCCATCCTGAACGTGACCAAACTTGGCGTGATCGGCAAGATGAATTATTGGGTGATCCAAGATTAGCAGCTCAAGAATGTGATTGCGACTTTTCCACTTCAGGTGATACTGTATTCTATAATGAATACTTAGAGTATTATGAGAAAACTTTTATTAAAGATCCTCTAGAAAAAAGAGGAGCAGACCAGAACTTATGGGTATGGGAATCTCCAGATTATACCCGCGATTATATGGTAATAGCAGATGTGGCCCGAGGTGATGGTAAAGATTATTCAACTTTCCACATCATGGACATAGAATCAAACGTTCAAGTAGCAGAATATCGAGGTCAAATTGGTACTAAAGAATTTGGTCATTTGTTAGTAGGTATAGCTACTGAATATAATGAAGCACTTTTAGTAATTGAAAATGCTAATGTGGGTTGGGCTACAATACAAGTAGCTATAGATAGAAACTATTCTAATTTATATTACTCTCCTAGAACTGAATCTAATGTAGATTCTTATTTTGATAGATACATGGATACCTCTAAAATGGTAGCTGGTTTTACTATGTCCGCTAGAACTAGACCTATGGTAATAGCTAAATTTCAAGAATATATTTCTGAAAAAAGTGTGACTATACAATCTAGAAGGTTATTAGAAGAAATGAAAGTTTTTATCTGGAAGAATGGTAGGGCAGAAGCTCAACAAGGTTATAATGATGACTTAGTTATGGCTTTTGGAATATCAATGTATATTAGAGATACAGCTCTTAAATTTAAACAACGTGGATTAGATTTAACTCGTAGTGTATTAAACAATATATCAGTTAATAGAACTTCTTATCAAGGAGTATATCACGCTAACAAAAATGATAATCCATATTATATTGAAAACCCATACGGTGATAAAGAAGATATAAGTTGGTTACTATAACAATATTTATAACAATAAACATATAATATGGCAAATACCGGCTTATTTAGCAGATTGCAAAGATTATTCTCAACCGATGTAATCATCAGAAATGTTGGAGGGGATCAAATAAGTATAATAGATACTAACAAAATCCAAACCAGCGGGGATATACAAACTAATTCCCTTATGGATAGATATAGTAGAATACACTCTACTAACCCCAGTTCATTATATGGTTCTCAATTTAATTTTAATTACAAATATCTAAGACCTCAACTATATTCTGAATATGATGTTATGGATCAGGATGCTATTATAGCATCTGCTCTTGATATTATAGCGGATGAATGTACTTTAAAGAACGATATGGGAGAAGTATTATCTATACGTTCTTCTAATGAAAATATACAAAAAATTCTATACAATCTATTTTATGATGTGTTAAATATAGAATTTAATTTATGGGCTTGGATTAGACAAATGGCTAAATATGGAGATTTTTTTCTTAAACTAGAAATAGCCGAAAAGTATGGAGTATATAATGTCATACCTTATACTGCCTTTCATATTGAAAGATTAGAAGGTTTTAATCGAGAGAATCTATCTGAAGTAAAATTTAAATATTCTCCTGATGGTACCGCAAATACTAACTCTGGTATGTATTCAGTTACAGGGTTAGGAAATGATCAAACTGGGGGAATTATGTTTGACAATTATGAGATGGCTCATTTTAGATTATTAGGGGATACTAATTATCTTCCTTATGGTCGTTCTTATATTGAACCCGCTCGTAAATTGTTTAAACAATATACTTTAATGGAAGACGCAATGTTAATCCATAGAATAGCTAGAGCTCCTGAAAAACGTATATTTTATGTAAATGTGGGTTCTATTCCTCCAAATGAAGTAGATGCATTTATGCAAAAGACTATTTCAAATATGAAACGTACTCCTTATGTTGATAAACAAACTGGAGACTATAATTTGAAATATAACATGCAAAACATGATGGAGGATTTCTATATCCCTATTCGTGGTAATGATACTACAACTAAAATTGATACTACTAAAGGATTGGATTATGATGGTATTAAAGATGTTGAATATTTAAGAGATAAATTATTTGCAGCACTTAAAGTACCTAAAGCATTCTTAGGGTATGATGAAAATATAGAAGGTAAAGCAACATTAGCAGCCGAAGATATTAGATTTGCTCGTACTATTGAACGTTTACAGCGAATAGTAGTATCAGAACTTAATAAAATTGCACTTGTACATTTATACTCCCAGGGTTATAGAGATGAGGGTTTAACTAATTTTGAGTTATCAATGCAAACTCCTTCTATTATCTTTGAACAAGAGAAAATAGAATTAATGAAATCTAAAGCAGAATTAGCATCAACTCTAATAGAACAAAAACTATTACCTACAGATTGGATTTATGATAACATATTTCATTTATCTGAAGATCAATATGATGAATATAGAGATCTAATTAAAGAGGATGCTAAACGTAATTTTAGAATAGAACAAATAGAAAATGAAGGAAATGATCCAATAGAAACTGGTAAATCTTATGGTACTCCTCACGATTTAGCTTCTCTATATGGTACTGGAAGAACCCATTCAAACCCCGCTAATGTTCCTGATGGTTATGATAGTGATAATCCTGTAGGAAGACCTAAAAAATCTATCACTAATATAAATAAACAAGGTGGTAATTTTGGAAAAGATCGTTTAGGTGTTAAAAGAATGAAAGACACTGATAAAAATGACTCTTCAAACAGTAGAACAGATACTAATAAAAGTGGTATGGCTCTTGAAAATGCTCATGTAACTTTCATGAAGAATAAAGATATCTTTAATAAAATACCTACAAAGAAGTTAATATTTGAGGCTGATAGAGATAATACTTCATTACTAGATGAAAAACAATTAAAAGAATAAAATTTCCTTAATATTTATAAACAAATATACTTCTTTGATGAAAATCAAACATAGCAAATTTCGTAATACTGGAATTCTATTTGAATTGTTAGTACGTCAAGTAACTGTAGACACTCTAAAAGGAGTAGACTCTCCCGCTATCGATATCATGAAAAAATATTTTGTGAAATCTGAATTAGGGAAAGAATATAAATTATATGAATCTCTTTTAAAATCTAAAGTTTTAAATGAGGATAGAGCTAATACTATAGTTAGTACTATTTTAGAGTCTTCTAAGAATTTGAATAAAAGTTCTTTAAAGCGACAAAAATATAATTTAATTAAAGAAATTAAAGATCATTATGATCTTGATATTTTCTTTGGTATTAAAATTAAAAACTATAAAGAACTAGCTTCTATATATACTTTAATTGAAGGATACAATAGTACTTCTTACATCACACCTAGTCAAATGGTAGATTGTAAAATTACATTATTAGAATTTTTAACTAATCAAAATGTTGATTCTAGTGATAAGAGAGAAGATATATTAAAAGAATTCCAATCTTATGATAAAGATTTAAGAATTCTTACTTATAAAGTATTACTTGAAAAATTTAATGAGAAATATAATTCTATATCTCCTGAACAAAAACAAATACTTAAAGAATATATAAACTCCGTTGATTCTGCTCCTGATTTAAGAAACTTTTATAATTCTAGAATACAAGAATTAAAACATACATTAAAATCAGAATCTAAAACCATCAAAAATCAAGCTACTCAAATTAAAATATCAGAAATCAGTAAATATTTAACTGAACTAGATAAAAATTCTAAAGTTGATGACTCTCATCTTATAGATTTATTACAATATCATGAGTTAATCCAAGAAATCAGATTAGCAAATGGGGTATCGATATAAATTAAATTCTCCTAAAATAGAAGAAATATCAACCTCAGGGGGTGCTGGAGGATATTTAAGCAAATATGCTTTTAAATTACCTAAAAAACAGAAAAAAATTAAAGAAAATATAGGAGCTACCTTAGGCCCAGGACCAAAAGCTGGACCCGAAGGTGTTAAGGATAATTACTATATTAAAAAATTTAAATATAAATTAGTTCCCAAAGATAAAAATGGAAACTACGTTCAAAAAAGATCGGGTTTAGAAGTAAAAAATCTATTTTAATATGTATAAGTATAGATTAAAAGAACAAGAAGATGAAAAAGCAAAAAAATTCCATGAGGAACGTATTATAGCTTTTGATTCTCTTGAATCCCAACTTGAAGATCTAAAAAAATTACTACGTCAAGGTAAAATTGAAACTATAAAATATTATAGAGAAAATCCTGATAGTTACGCGGTAGTAAAAGGAACAGATTTAATTAATGATTATATAAAAGATATTAAAATTTTATTAAAAGGAGAAGAATGAAGACTCTACAAGAACAATACAATCTAATTAAAGAAGGAAAAGGCCATAAAGGTATATTTCTTACTGAAGCTAAGAAGCAATTCCCCGCTATGCTTACTAATCCTATGGGATTTGATGAAGCAACTAAAATATTAAAAACTAGAGGAGTTATTTCTGAAAACTATGTTGACTTAAAACCTATCAACACAATTGAAGCTTCTTCAAAATCTCCTTGGGAAACTAAGTTTGCTAAATTTTTAGCTGAGGAAGTTAAAGTAGAAGAGAAAAAACCCGCTAAAGAAGTAGAGGAAATACAATCCCATAATTACGATTATAAAGACAAATCAAATCTAGATAACCAAATCGGTCAAGAAGTACTTAATGGTATTTATTTTGAAGCTAAAGAAAATCCAGATAAATCATTGGACGAAATTCGTAAAATGGTATCTAAAAACTTAGCTAAAGATGGGCAGCATTATATGAAAAATGCGGCTTTCGGTGTTAAAGGATTAGGATATAAAGAGACAGAAGTACAAGAAGTATCTGGAAAATATAAATCATCTGGTTATTCAGATAAACTAAAGAAAATGGTTAAAGAATCTTTAGTTAAAGAAGTTAACTCATTTAATGAAGATGAAATTTTCTTCTTATGGGATGATATTGTAGATGATAATAGAGAAGGAATTTCACATAGTAATTTCTCTAGTAAGGGAAAAGATGGACATGCTTTTATATTTGATCCTGATTCTCCTAATTTCGATCATTTTATAGAAGTTGCAAAACGAATGATGAGTGACATGGGTATTAATTACCAATTCATGGGTAAAGAAAATTTACAGATTTATACTTCATCAATGAACGAAAATAGCTTTGAAGATAAAATGGCTCAACTTAGAGCAATGAAAGATCAAGCTAGAATGGGTCAAGCTCCATCTCCAAAAGTAGATGAGAAAAAACAAAGATTACAGCAAAAACTAAATGCTCTTAAAAGAGCCTACTTTGATTTAATTTCAGACATGGAAAAAGAATCAGATACAACATTTGCTTTTTCAGGTGATTGGTACCAAGAACAACTAGATGATCTAGAAAATTCAATTGGTGATATTGAGAAAAAAATTCAATCTATAAACGAAAACATTATTGAGGTTGAAACTGTAGTCACAAATGAGGCCGAAGAAATTGAACCAAAACCTGAAAAGAAAAAAATTAAAAAAGAATCTTTAGATGCTGACTTGGCTGAAATTGACACCCAAGCTAACATTGTAGCTATGGAAGCTAAATTAGATAAAATCAGCGAAATGATTTCCACTAAAATGGAACGTTTAAATATGATTGAAGAAGATTCTAATCTAGCTGAACTTGTAGATAAAGGTAAAATGAAATCCATGCAAAGAGAAATTAAAATCTTAGAAAAACGTAAAGCTAAGATGGATAAAATCTATGAAAAAGCAACAGGTAAAGCCTATACTAAAGAAATGGTAGATGAGACCATGGAACAAGACTTAGATATGAACGATGAGTAAGCAACTACTTATAGAAACCTACCCCATTACAATATCTTCCTCCCTACTAACTGAAAATGTTGGTGGGGTAGGAAAACCTTTAATAGTGGAAGGTATATTAGCCACCGCCGAAATTAAAAACGGTAATGGTAGATACTATGCCCGAGATTTATGGGAAAGAGAAATGGCTAAATATACTGATACTATTAAACAAAGAAGAGCAATGGGTGAGTTAGATCACCCTGAATCTCAAGTTATTAACTTAAAAAATGTTTCCCACCTAATAACGGAATATAGATGGGATGGGGATAATATAATAGGTAAAATTGAAGTACTTCCTACCCCCTCAGGCCAAATATTAGAGGCCTTAATTAGAAGAAATGTAACCTTAGGTGTATCTTCTCGAGGTATGGGTTCATTAGAACAAAGAGGTAATGTAATGGAAGTACAAGATGATTTCGAGTTACTAACCTTTGATTTTGTATCAACCCCATCTAATCCTGGTTCTTACATGTATCCAATTCGTGAAAATTTAAATGAAGGATTAAAACATTCTGACTATCGTGACTATTCTAAGGTAAATAATATTATCTATGAAATATTATGTTCTAAAGGTAGTTGTCCTATTTTTTGATCCAACGTAACTATTCAAAATCTTTAGCATATTTATAATAAAATATAGATATGCTAAAATTTTGCCCCACATGCCATCAAGATAAAAATATAATAGATTTTAATCAAAATAAAACACGTAAAGATGGTTTGCAACGGCAATGTCGAAAATGTGATCATAATTCCCATAATACCCATTATATTACTAAAAAATCTCCACGTTTAAAAGAAAATTTACAAGAAGGACATAAAATATGTACTATTTGTAAATTAGAATTATCTTTAGACAAATTTAAACCTGGTAAAGGAAGATTTGGAGTAAGTTCAAACTGTAAAATATGCTTTAACATAAAATGGAATCAATATCAAAAACACACAGGACAAAATAAAAAACATAATAAACTAAAGCGTCAAACTGATGTACAATGGAAATTAAAAGCTGTTCTTAGAGGTAGATATTTAGATGCTCTTAAACGTCATACCTCTGGAGGTAAAGTAAATAAATATCATTCCGCTATTCAATTATTAGGCTGTAATATTGAATTTTATAAACAATATCTAGAACAACAATTTAAACCTGATATGACCTGGAAAAATCATGGGACTTTATGGGAAATAGATCATATCAAACCCTGCGCTTTATTTGATTTAACCAACATAAATCAACAACAAGAATGTTTCCATTATTCTAATACACAACCTCTATATTACTCAGATAATAGAAGTAAGGGATGTAAATACGTATAAGTATAAAGAAATTTTGATACTTTCCTAACGGACGCTACCGAAGGATGTGCCCCTCCTAGAATAGTTTTCTAGGACTTAAGCCCTCTCTGGAGGGCTTTTCGCATTTTGAAACTTCCCCACATATGTATCATTGATCAATATGCTATCCCCGCTATATAGCATTTAATTTTTATAATAATTTATTACGTTACTATTTAATAAACGTATTTCACTAAACAAAATTTTAGGACAAATGACAAACAGAGACTTGCTTAAAGAAGCAATTGCTGATGCTAAAGCTGTGAAAGAAACTGCTATCGCTAATGCCAAAGCTGCTTTAGAAGAAGCATTTACTCCACATCTAAAATCGATGTTGGCCGCTAAATTAGAAGAATTAGACAAAGACGAAGACGTTGAAGAAGCTATGTATTCTAAAGAAGAAGAAGACATGATGGAAGGATTTGAAGTAAATGAGGAAAAGGATGAAATCGAAGAAGAATTCGATCTAAATGAAATCCTTGCGGAACTTGAAGAAGGTGAAGACAACGAAGAAATGTCTGAAGAAATTGAAGTATCTGAAGAAGAAACTATGGCTGAAGCTGATGAAGAAGCCGGTGAAATGGAAGATGAAGAAATTGATTTAGAAGATATGTCTGAAGATGATCTTAAATCTTTTATCGAGGATGTAATCGCGGACATGGTATCTTCAGGTGAATTAGAAGCTGGAGAAGAATTTGAATCCGAAATGGGTGGAGAAGAAATGGAAGCTGAAGAAGAAATGGGTGATATGGAAGAATTAGAAGAAATGGATGAAGTAAGTTGGAATGAAAAAACCAACCCAACAAGAGGAGCTACTATGGGAGAAAAAGATCCTAAAAAAGTAGGCCAAACTACTTCTTCTTACGCTATTAATGAGGATGAATTTAAAAATGCATTAACACAAATTAAGGAACTTAAAAAAGAACTTTATGAAGTTAATCTTTTAAATGCAAGACTTCTTTATACTAATAAAATCTTCAAATCCAAAAATCTCAACGAAGAACAAAAAGTTAAAGTATTAAAAGCTTTTGACAAAGTAACAAGTGTAAAAGAAGCTAAATTAGTATTTGAGACTTTAAATGAGGGTATGGTAGCTAGATCTATTAAAACCCCATCGGTAAATACAATTAAAGGAAGTGCTTCTAAAGCTATGGGTGTTATTAAAGAAAATATACAACCTATTGTAGAAGTAGATCCAATGGTAGCTAGATGGCAAAAACTAGCAGGTATTAATAAAGAAATTTAACAATAATTAAAAACAACAATCGACAAACATGAGTTTACAATCTCTTTTAGAAAGCGCAAACCCATACCACTCTTTACAGAGTGATGCCGCTAGATTAGCTAGCAAATGGGAAAAAACAGGATTGCTAGAAGGTTTGAAGGGTACGCATAAAAACAATATGAGTATAATCCTTGAAAGCCAAGCTAAGCAATTAGTAGTAGAAGCATCTCAAACAGGTGGAGGTACTGCTTCAACAGGTACATTCACAGCTGGAGTAGGTGAACAATGGGNAGGAGTAGCTCTTCCATTAGTAAGAAAAGTATTTGGTCAAATTGCAGCGAAAGAATTCGTTTCAGTTCAACCAATGAATTTACCTTCTGGTCTAGTATTCTATCTTGACTTCCAGTACGGTAATGATAAGGCTCCATTTGCTGCTGGTAGTTCTTTATACGGAGCTGAAGGTGGAAATGCTCCATTTGGTAACACTAATTCTGGTGGTTTTTATGGTGCTGGAAGATTTGGATATTCTATAAACAATACTTCTTCAGCTGTAACTGCTACTCAAGCTACTGCCTCTTGGTCAGACTTGAATTTTGACTCTGACTTCTCTGCTTCTGCAGTTGCAGGTGAGTACAAAGTAGTAACTGTAGACTTGTCTGGTAAAAATGCTGACTTGGCTGGTGCTAGAGGATTTATCCTATCTGGTTCTAACTTGACAGTTGATGAAAACTTGCCTCAATTTACTTCTGTAAGTGGTAATAGTGTATCTTTTGTAATTAGCTCTTCTGATGCAACTTCTCAAGCTGCTACTGGAGTAGCCTATACTTTGGCTTTCCAATTACAGCCAACTGATAAAAACAGAGGTGATTTTGAAGATGGAAACACTGCTCTAAACAGCAATAACAACCCAATTTCAATCCCTGAAATCAACGTACAGATGAAATCATCTGCTATTGTTGCTAAAACAAGAAAATTGAAAGCAGTATGGACTCCTGAGTTTGCTCAAGATCTTAATGCTTATCATGCTCTTGATGCTGAGGCTGAATTAACTTCTATCCTTTCTGAGTATATTTCTCTTGAAATTGACCTAGAAATTCTAGACATGTTGATGGATGCTGCTTCTGCAGGTACTGAAGTATGGTCAGCAGTTAACAATAGATCTGTTGTTGACAATGGAGCTAATGGAGTAATTTCTGATCTTGGATTCTACAATAGTCAAGGACAGTGGTTCCAGACTCTTGGAACTAAAATCCAAAAATTAAGTAATATCATTCACCAGAAAACTCTTAGAGGTGGTGCAAATTTCATGGTATTATCTCCAACTGTTTCTACAATCATCGAATCAATCCCAGGATTTGCTGGTGATGTTGATGGTGATGTTGAAAAATCAACTTATGCTTTCGGAGTTCAGAAAGTTGGTGCTTTAGGTGGTGGTAAGATTAAGGTTTACAAAAACCCTTACATGTTAGAAAACCAAATTTTGTTAGGATTTAGAGGAACTCAATTCCTTGAGTCTGGTGCTGTATTTGCTCCATACATTCCTTTAATCATGACTCCATTAGTATACGATCCAGATACCTTTACTCCAAGAAAAGGTCTATTGACTCGTTACGCTAAGAAAATCGTAAGACCTGAGTTTTATGGTATTATTAAAGTTGAAGGATTAAATACCCTTTAATATTTAATTAAATAAATTTAATTAGGCCCAATCCTTTGGATTGGGTCTTTTTTATTTTATATTTATGACTGAACCTAAAAGTTATCTATATGACATCCAACCATCACAATGATGAGGTATTTACTCAAAAGCGTAAACCTAAATCTCCCATTAAATTTAACTTACAATTAAATGAAGAACAAAAACACGCTAAGGCTTTAATTTTAAGTAATCCCATTACCTTAATAAAAGGAATGGCAGGCAGTGGTAAGACATTAGTAGCAGTTCAGTGTGCTCTTGATATGTTTTTTACGAAACAAGTCGAGAAAATTGTTATTACACGCCCCACTGTATCAAAAGAAGATATCGGGTTCTTACCGGGCGATATACGTGAAAAAATGGATCCATGGTTGGCACCGATATACCATAATTTATATACTCTATATTCTAAAGAGAAAATAGATAAACATATAGAAATGGGAGATATTGAGATTGTACCTTTTGCCTTTATGAGAGGTCGTACTTTTGTAAATTCCTTTGTTATTGTAGATGAAGCTCAAAACGTAACCCATACTCAAATGGAAGCGGTAATAGGACGTTTAGGCAAACATTCTACAATGGTAGTATGTGGAGATATAGCCCAAATAGATCTTAAAGATAAAAAAGAATCTGGTCTTACTTTCTTATATAGAGTTGAAGAACAAGTTAAAGGATTTAAGATAGTTACTCTAGAACAAAATCACAGACATGAAATTGTAGCACCTATATTAGAGGTATATAGGACCTTTAGAGATTAATATTTATAATAAAATACAAGTAACCCATGAATATTCCTATTTATCCCGGTTCTAGTAATTTTCAACCTGGATCTACTCCATTTGGATTTTATGATGATGATCCTCAATTTCAAGCAGATGCGGATAAAGTAGCTAGTTTTTGTGCTAGAAGGTTAGGGTATCCTTTAGTAGATATAGAATTACAAGATATAAACTTCTATACAGCTTTTGAAGAAGCAATTACTGTATATGGTAATGAATTATATGCCTACCAAATAAGAGACAATCAACTTTCTCTAATAGGTGCTCCTGTATCTCAAAGTTTAAATAATAGTATCATTACTCCTAGTTTTGAACCTATTATTAGACTAACAGAGCAATACGGGGCAGAAGCAGGATCAGGAGGAAATATAACTTATTACAAAGGATCTATCCCATTAACTGAGTCAATACAAAATTATGATTTAAAACAGTGGGCAATTGAACAAGGTATAACTGGATCTATAGAAATAAAACGAGTATTCTATGAACCACCTCCCGCTATTGTAAGATATTTTGATCCTTATTCTGGTACGGGTTATGGATATCAATCATTATTTGATAGTTTTGGGTTTGGCTCATACTCCCCTGCTATTAATTTCTTGATGATGCCTCTAAATTATGATTTACAGACATTACAAGCAATTGAATTAAATGATACTGTTCGTAGATCCAACTATAGTTTTGAAATCCGAAACAATAATTTACGTATATTTCCTATACCTAATAACTCTACATCTAATATATTCTTTGAATACATTAAACGAGATGAAAGAATAGCTAGTAGTATAAATACAGATGCTTCTAAAATAAACAATGTATCAAATGCTCCTTATGATAATCCTACTTATTCGCAAATTAATAGTGTAGGCCGTCAATGGATATTTGAATATACTCTAGCTACTTCCAAAGAAATATTAGGTCTAATTCGAGGAAAATACAGTCAAATACCTATACCTAATTCTGAAGTAACACTTAACCAACAAGATTTACTAACCCAGGCTGCAAACGATAAAACTCGATTAATTGAAAAATTAAGAACATATTTTGATGAAACTTCTCGTAAATCCTTACTTGAGAGACGAAAAGATGAATTAGACTACAAACAACAAGAAATTATAGCTGTTCCTATGAGTATATATGTGGGTTAAGATAATAATTAAATAAAATAATATGGCTCTTTTTGGTGGCTCTCGTGATGTGAGTTTAGTAAGACATTTAAATCGTGAACTATTAGGTAATATAATCACCCAACAGGCGGCTTTCTATAAATTTAAATTAGGAGAAACTAAAGTAAATATATATGGGGAAGCATCTGGTGGGAAATATTATGATGGTCCCTTTTTATTTAACTGCCTAATTAATCGAGAAGATCAAGAATATACTGAAGATGTTGAAGGGGTAAATTATATGCAAGGTATATCATTTGCTTTTTTTAAAGACGATTTAATAGAAGCACAAATTCTTCCTGAAGTAGGGGACATTATATTATATCAAGAAGGATATTATGAAGTAGATAGTACAGTATCTAATCAATATTTCTTAGGTAAACATCCATCTTATCCTAATAATAATTCTAATGGAACTCCCAATCCTCTTAATCCAGGATTAGAAGATTTTGGTTCAAGTATATCTGTGGTATGTAAAACTCATTATATACCTGCGGATAAAGTTGCTATTTCTCCAAATAAGGAAAGATTCTAATGGCTAAATATAAAAAACCAATACCTAAAACTCAACGGGAGTTAAGTACAGGATTACAAAAAGCCACAGATGTGACTAGGGGAAATCCTAATGCTAAATTAAACCCTAATGAAAATGAAACCGGTATTGAGTTTAATAGATCTGAAAAACTTAGTTTTAAGGATGACAATACTAAACCTTTTTCTATAGGAATAAAAGACTTAGATGAAGCTATATTCTACTATTTTACTAACATAATAAAACCTTCAGTATATCAAAATGGGCAATATTTAAGTGTTCCTGTAATCTATGGGTCTCCTGAAAATTGGAAGTCATTCCAAAAAGATGGATATTATAGAGACAAGAATGGTGCTATTATGATGCCTATTATAGCTATAAAACGTGACTCTCTTGAAAAAGATAGAAGTGTAGCTAATAAACTTGATTCCAATCACCCTCATTTATATGTAAATCATCAAAAGACATATAATCCTAAGAATGCTTATAGTAATTTTGCTGCCTTAAATAATAAGATACCAACTAGGCAATTTATAGCCAATGTTGTTCCGGATTATGTAACTTTAACTTACAATTGTACAGTTCAAACTTACTATATGGAGCAACTAAATAAAATAATTGAAGCTATAGAATACGCCTCTGATTCATATTGGGGAGATCCAAGTAGATATAAATTTAGAGCCTTTATAGATAATTTTACTACTACTACAGAATTAGTAACAGGTCAAGACCGGTTTACTAAAGCTACATTTAGTATTAGATTAAGAGGATATATCATACCAGATGTACTGCAAAAAGATTTAAATTCAATTAAGAAATTTAACTCTAAATCTAAGATAATAATACAAGTAGAAACTACTTCAAACTCTGATATATTTGATCCAAATATTAAAAAACTTAGTGATGGTAGAACTAGAAAAGATAGAGATATTGAAGGTAGAATTGATAGTATTGGAGAAATAACTCCAGGTAGAGAAACACAATCCCCGGATCCCGGATCAGAACTAAGATCATAAGATGTCAGATATTAGATTTATAGATTCCTTAAAAGTAGGTGCTTATATTATAGAAGAAACTTACACTAATATCCGTAATAATGTTGATAATTATGTTATTACGGCTACTGGAGATGTTGACACTTTCCAAGGTGAACCTGAATTACAATTTGATTCTGTAAATTTAGCTATAGGAGGTGCTCCTAGTGGATTAGCTAGATTAGAAACACAGCTATAGGTAGCTATACACTTTCTTTCAACACTACTGGGTTTAATAATATAGCAGTAGGTTATGCAGCACTTACTACTAACACTACAGGGGGACAGCAAGTAGCAATAGGTAATGAAGCATTAAGAAATTCAGACTTTGCTTCAACATCTGCAAACGCAAACGTAGCCATAGGCTATAGAGCCTTAAGAGCTAATACAACAGGAACTTGTAATACTGCTTTAGGAACTAGAGCATTAGAGTCAAATATTGGAGGAGCTAGTAATACAGCCGTAGGTAGAGATGCACTCCAATTTAACACTAATGGAACTCGTAACACAGCAGTAGGTGATAATGCACTCTCTACTAATACAGCAGGAGGTTATAACACAGCCATAGGTAGAGATGCACTTCGATTTAACACTACTGGAATACGTAATACCTCAATAGGACTCTCTTCACTCTATGCTAATACTACAGGTGGTCAACAAGTAGCAATAGGAATGCAGGCCTTAAGTGCTTCAAACTTCGGTTCAACATCCGCAAACGCAAACGTAGCTGTAGGCTATAGAGCCTTAAGATGTAATCTAAATGGAGATCGTAATACGGCTTTAGGCACTAGAGCATTAGAATTAAACACTACTGGAGTTGCTAATACCGCAATAGGATCATTTTCTTTAGTAGCAAACACTACCGGAGCTAACAATACCGCTATAGGTAACAATTCAGGTTGTTTAATTACAACCGGAGCTAATAATGTTATATTAGGTTCATTTACAGGAACAGGATTTACTACCTCTAACTGTAATATTTTCTTATCTGATGGGGCTGGTAATGTAAGAATGTATATTACCGGCACTACCGGCAACGTTAATATAAACACAACAGTTGATCAAGGCTATAAATTAGGTGTAGTAGGTAGCATAGGTACTACAGGTACTATTACTGCTGATTCTAATATTAGATCATTTGGTCAAATTGCATCTGATGTTACAGATAGGGGGAGTAGTGGATCTGGTAGTACTATTACTTGGGATTGGAATGAAGGTAATATCCAAAAGATATTGATGACTGGTAATTGTTTATTCATCTTCACAAATCCTTTAGCTGGTGCTTCTTATCAAATTATCATTACACAAGATGGGACAGGTGGTAGAACTATTACATGGCCTACCATCCACTGGGAAGGTAAGACAGTGCCGTCATTAACAGGAACAGCTAACAGTGTTGATGTAGTTACGTTAACCTATGACGGAGTAAAATATTTAGGAGTTATGTCTAAAAATCACGGAGTATAATTATGATACCATTTAGTTTTTGGGGTGGAGTTAATATAATAAAAGAAAATCTAATCCTTCATTGGGATGCTGGTAATCCTGCATCATATAATGGTACAGGTACTACAATTGAAGATTTAACTGCTAGTGATTATGATGGTACTTTAGTCAATGGAGTTGGATATAGTAGTTCAAATGGTGGTATATTAACATTAGATGGTACTAATGATTATATTAATAGATCAAGTTTTCCAAATTTTGGGATAATAAATAGAACAGTAGATATATGGTTTAATATAAATACTTTATCCCCTTCTGGAATTAGAAGAGTTCTAACATTTCCTGTTGATGATGGTGGTATTGATATACCAGCATTAACAATAGGTTATGGTACTACATCTAATAGTATGGAAGTTGGATTTGGTTCTGGTGGCGGTTCAGGTTATATTTTAGGTATTTCCTTTTCTACTAGTGTATGGATGAATATAGTATCAGTAATTAATGCTTCTACAGGTGATATAAGCGTTTATATTAATAATTCATTGATTGGTACTGGTAATTATACTGATGGTGGAATAACTACAAGTCCACCTTTAAATGTTGGTAGATATAATGCAAATTATGGACAGTTTGGAGACTTTAGTTTTGGTAATTTGAAGATATATAATAGATTATTAAATTCAACAGAAGTAACACAGAATTTTAATGCAATAAAATCGAGATACGGATTATGAGATATTTAAGAATAATAAACAATCAAATAATTTACCCATATAATTTAAATTCATTAAAGACTGAATTTAAAAACACATCTTTTCCTGAAAAAATAGAAAATACAAACTTAGAAGAATATAGTATTTATCTAGTTAATGAGATTATAAAACCTTCTGATGAAAATTTTACTAAAATAATAAATGAATCCACACCAATATTAACTAATGGTAAATATTATCAAAATTGGATAGTTGAAGATGCCCCAATTGAATATACTGAAAGTATGATTCAAAATAAAATAGATAATAAATGGAATCAAATTAGATCTATAAGAAATCAATATCTATCTGACTGCGATTGGACTCAACTTTCTGATTCTCCTCTAACAACTGAACAAAAAACTGATTGGGCTGAATACAGACAAGAATTAAGAGATGTAACTTTACAAGAAGATCCTTTTAATATTGTATGGCCAATTAAACCCTCTTAACAAAAATAGTTTGGATATTTCCCTATAAGTTATTATATTTAAGTTATGAGAAAAGTTTTAATAGGAACACCATCTTATGATGGTAGAATAGACACTTGGTTTGCTAATTCCTTAATACAAACCGTTAAACAATCCGAGAAGCATGAAGTTGAAGTTCATGCTATTTACCCCTCATATGACTCTCTAATACAACGTGCTCGTAATGACTTATTTCGAATGGTTCGAGAAAGTAATTATGACACATTATTCTTTATAGATTCAGATGTAGAATGGGAACCGGAATGGTTCTTTAGACTCTTATCTAGACCTGAACCTATAGTAGGGGCAGCTTTAGTTAAAAAATCAGACACTGAAGGATACACAGTTAAAATAACTAACAAAGAACTAAAACATTCAGAGGATAAGAAACTGCTAGAGGTAGATGGTGTAGGTACTGGATTTCTGAAAGTAGACAGATTTGCCCTAGATCAATTGTGGGATATGAGTGAACCTTATCTACATGAGGGTAAAAACAATAGAATGGTATTTGACATTAAGATTGAAAATGGTGACTTGATTAGTGAAGACTATATTATGTGTAATAAATGGCGTTCATTAGGTTATAGAGTTTGGTTAGATCCAACCATTACCTGTAATCATAATGGAGTAAAAAAATATAAAGGTAACTTACAGCAATTCCTAGACAAAAATGGATACATTTAAACAACCCCGAGGTGGTACAGAACTAATGTTTGAGGAATTATATAAAAGATTACCATCAGAGTTAATAGATAAATTCTCTATCTTTAACTACTTACCTCAAGCCGACTTCACCAAACCTACCATATTCTGGAACCAACTATCATACGATCAAGAAGCAATCCAATTCTTAAATAACCCAGAATATATACAAAAAATAGACCATTTTGTATTTGTCAGTCATTGGCAGTCTGAAATGTTCCGAAAAATATTTAATATACCTGGTTTTAAAACTCACGTTATTAAAAATGCTTGTATAGGTATAGAGACTGAAAAAACATCTTCTGATAAGATAAAGATATGTTACACCTCAACTCCCTGGCGAGGATTAGATGTTTTATTAAAAGCTTGGGAAATATTACAACCTGACAATTGTGAGTTACATGTGTTTTCTTCGTGTAAAATATACGGGGAGATATTTGGAGAAAACGATAGTCAATATCAGACATTATATGACAAATGTCATGAACTCCCCGGTGTAATTTACCGAGGATCAATAGCTAATGAACAATTACAAGAGGAGTTATCTAATTTTGATATATTAGCTTACCCATGTACATTTGAGGAAACATCTTGCATTGCTGTTATAGAGGCATTGTCTGCTGGCCTTAGAGTCATAACCTCTAATCTAGGAGCTTTACCTGAAACAACTGAAGGGTGGGCTAGAATGTATCCTTATCTAATGGATAAAGAAAAACATGCTAACCATTTTGCTAGTGTATTAGAGGATGAAATTAAGAGAATAGAAGATGGAAGTTTAGACTACCAATTAGATTTACAAAAAAGAGTATATGCTCCTCGTTGGAGTTGGGATACTAGAATTAAAGAATGGAAACAATTGCTGTATGAACTGGAACCTACTATTTAACTATGTTAGACCCCAATATATAATAGATATAGGAGCCCATATTGGAAGTTTTTCACATACTCTAAAATATTATTATCCTGGATGTAATTGCTATATGATAGAAGCAAATCCCTATTGTGAAGAGCATCTATCTAAATTAAATATTCCTTATACAATAGCTGCTTTATCTTCTGAAGAAAAGACTACATCTTTATATTTAGAAAAAACAAATAATATAGGTACAGGTACTTCTTTATATAAAGAAAATACACAGTACTATGAAGAAGGCAAATATACGGTTCTAGATGTTCAATCTCGTATATTAGATAGCCTTAATATATTCCCAAATATCACCATAGATTTAATAAAACTTGATACTCAAGGATCAGAGTTAGATATTTTAGAAGGAGGATATGAGACTATAAAAAGAACCCAATATTTATTATTAGAAGTATCTTTACTAGAATATAACCAAAAAGCTCCTTTAGTAGATACTATAGTAGACAAACTAAGAAAACTTAACTTTAAAATAGAAGATATACTAGATTACCATTATATATCAGACAAACACATATTTCAATTAGACATCTTATTTAAAAATTTAAACATTTAACTTACACAAACATGATTTTTGGAAAAATTAACCCAGTACTTAGTATGGTTACACAAGACAGCCTATTTAATCCTACCGCTGAATTTATTACAGGTTCTTATATTACAGCTATGGCCACTCCCTATCCATTAGGCGCCAATCAAGTGAACTTTAGAGTATCATATGGTAATTGTGAATTTAAAGATGGAGAAGTAGTAAATTTCAAAGCAATTCATCAGGACAGCGTTACCTTATCTGGTGAAGATATCGAAAGCTGGGGAACAGATGATGCTGTTATCTTAGATATTATTACTGAAAAACAAGGTACTGAAATTGTAGAAGTAGTATCGGGTAGTGTAGACGGATTTAGATTCTAATTTGGAATTATAAAATTAATATGTTACATTATAATAGTTATGCCAATAAAAAAAGTATTTTATAATAGTTCTATGCCCCGTGCAGGGTCAACTTTGATCCAAAATATATTAGGTCAAAATCCTGAAATTCATACTACCCCTACTTCTGGAGTGTTCGAGATGTTAACATCATCTCGAACTATCTTCAGTGATAGTCTAGAGTTTAAAGCTCAAGATGAATCACAGATGATGTTAGGTTTTAAAGGATACTTAAAAAACGCCTTGTACGGATTTTATGAACCTCTTACAGATAAACCTTATGTTATAGATAAATGTAGGGGATGGAATTCTGAATGGGAATTTGTCAATGCTTTTGATCCTAACCCTAAAATGATATGCATGATCCGGGATATAAGATCAGTATATTCTTCTTTAGAGAAAAAATTTAGGAAAAACCCACTCATAGATCATCACTTAGCAAACTGGGGTAATTTAACAGGAACAACTACTGATAAAAGAGTTCAAGTATGGTCTGCAAATCCTCCAATTGGGCCTTCAATGGATCGAATATATCAGGTTTTAGTGCAAGGATTACATAAACATATACTGTTTATTAAATTTGAAGAATTATGTGCTGATCCTGAAACTCAACTAAAAAGAGTATATGAGTATTTGGAAATTCCATATTATCAACACAACTTTAAAAATATTAAACAAGTCACATATGAGGACGATAAGTGGTATGGAATTTTTGGAGACCATATTATTAGACAGGAATTAAAACCTGTAAAAGAAGATTATCTAGAGGTATTAGGTCCTAATGCTTGTAAAATAATTGAAGAAAATTACGCGTGGTTTTTTAATGATTTCGGTTATAAAATATAAGTAAATTATGAATGTAGGTTATAAAACAAATACAGATTTGAAAAATAATGAAAAAGTTACAGTACTAGAAGACACTTCAAATCATAGTCAAAAATTCTTAGTATGGCATATTGAAGGAGGATTAGGTAAAAATATAGCAGCTACGGCTTTAATATCTCCTCTAAAAGAAAAATATAAAGATAGAAAACTAATCTTGGTAGTATCTTATCCTGAGGTATTTTTAAACCATCCTGATATTCATAGAGTATATAGAGTAGGCAGATTATCATATTTTTATGATGATTACATTAATGGTAAAGATACAATAGTACATAGGCAGGAACCATATTTTCAATCTGACCATATAATGCGTAAAAAACATTTAATTGAAAACTGGTGTGAACTTTTAAATATTCCTTATAAAAATTACCAGCCTATATTGCATCATAACATGATACAAAAGGATTTAAAATATAACTGGAAAAGAGATAAACCGGTAATGGTAATTCACACTAATGGAGGTCCATTAGATCAACAATCATTATATTCATGGACCAGAGATATGCCTTATCCTGTAGCTCACTCTATAGTAGAACAATACAAAAACAAATACCACATAATTCAAATAGGCAGAGATCCGGGACATGCTGTGCCAGGTATAGAATTTATAAATACTCCTATGAGTAATTTTGAATTGTTCTCTATACTATCTCAATCCTCAAAACGAGTACTAATAGATTCTAGTTTACAGCACGCCGCCGCTGCTATGAATCTAAAATCAACAGTATTATGGATTGGTACTTCACCTACAAATTTTGGATATAAGTCTCATTCTAATATTGTAGCTAAACCTCCTAAAGGTAATGTTAAACTAATTGATGCTTATTTATTTGATTATTCTTTTGATGGTGTAATACATGAATGTCCCTACAATGACATTAATGAAATATTTAATATAAATGATATTTTTAACTCCATAGATAAACAATGATTATAGTATTATTTGGTCAACCCCATTGTGGAAAATCCACACTAGCTAAATCTTTAGGATATCACCTCTTTGCTGAAAACATTGATGGAGATAATTTAAGAGATATATTCCAAAATAAAGATTACAGTCGTGAAGGACGTATTAGAAATCTCAATAGAGCTAGTGATATCGCCCATTATATAAATCAACAAAATTTAGAAAATGTTATATTATCCTTAGTATACCCTTATAAAGAAACCAGAGAATATCTAAACCAACTAACCCCAGATGTACGTTGGGTATATTTAACTTATAAAGGAAAACGAGGTAGAGAAAAATTCCATGTAGAGGATTTTGAAGTTCCTGAAAATGAGCAATTTCTAGGTTTAGATACCTCAACATTATCAATAATAGAATGTACTAATAAAATTTTAAAATATGTGGGATACCAAGATTCACGTTAAATCATCATTACCTAAAAAAGACACACAGTGGTCTTTGTTTATAGGACGTTGGCAGCCCTTACATGAAGGACATAAAGCCTTATTTCGGCAAGTAATAAATGAGGGAGGAAAAGTTTGTGTCGCTATTAGAGATGTTGAAATAGACAAAAACAATCCCTATTCTCCACATGATATTATACTTAATATTTCTAACCAAATGCAAGAGGAAATACAATCCGGTAAACTCAAAATTATTACCATTCCTGACATATGTTCTGTAGAATTTGGTAGAGGAGTAGGATATGACATTATAGAACATATTCCTCCCCAAGAGATAGCTGAAATATCTGCGACCAAAATACGTAATGGTAAATAATAAAAGACACATAGCTAAAACCATTAGTTATAGAATAATAAGTACAACTATAGGTTTTTTAGCTATGTGGTTAATTACTGGTTCTATTCAAATTAGTTCTGCTTTTAGTATAGTAGAGCTAGTTTGGAAACCTCTACAATATTACTGTCATGAGCGAATTTGGTATAAATGGATTAAGTATGGAATAAAAAATGACAATTCTGTATAAAAACTTTATATTTATAATAAACTAACTGCCATGATACTAGCTAAAGTAAGTACTTCAAAAGAAATCCTATATGTTGTAGGTGAGGATGAAAGTGATGTAAGAGATAAAGCTCAAAAACATCTTAAATCCCGGTATTTTTCAGAAACGGTGCAAATCAGAACCTTAGATATAATAGCATGTTCTAAAAAACGATACTCACAAACTACCTTAATAACATGAAAAATATAATATGGAGATTGTTAATTTTTCTAACTTTAGGATGTAAAAGTAGTGAAAAAACCTTAAATACTTCATTTGAAGAAAATCAACAACAAACTGAATCTCTTGAAGAAAAAAAAGGTATCTCTGTATCTTTTAATACCTCTCAACTCTTTTCTAACCAGCTAAAAATCACTAGATTTGAACCTATATATCTCAATATAGAAGGAAAAGATACAATTATATTAAAGGAAGTAATTTATGAACAAACTTCAATCGCTCAAACTGCAGAAAAATCTTCAACTGTAGATACAACTGCTCTAACCTCTAAATCCGAATCTAATTCTGAAGTATTAGAAACTAAAGATTTAAATCGTGAATTTAAAGGATATAATATTATCCAGTCTATTATAGGAGGAATAACTACAATTATAATAGGACCATTTAAATGGATACTATGGATTGTAGCTTTACTCTTGATTATCCCAATTTTTAGATTTATTAAGAATAAACTAACCAAAAAATGAACTTAAAATCAATCTTTCAATATTTATACGAGAAAACAACAAATTTTATAAAACATATGAAAAACTTATTTAAAAACCTTATTAGTAAAGTAGGTAATTTCCTTAGAAATCTATTAGATGATGTAGTAGATATCGTAGAAACCAAAGCTCCTAAAGCTGTACAAATTGTACAAAAAATAAAAGAAGCTATTGAGAAGCATAATAGTGATATTGAGTGGGTGTTAGAAAAAACAGCAACTGAACAAGATGATGAAGCTTTTATTATTATAAAAGAGAAATTACCTATGATAGCTAAAGAATTAGCGATAATTGAAGGACTTGTAGGTACTGAAGCTACTACTGAAGAAGCTTTAGCTATTTATCTAGATTATATTTCTAGTAAAACTAAAGCCGCCAGAGCTAAAGAATTTATTATATTATCTGCTATGATATTACAGGCTATAATTCAAAAGAAACTTCCATTAGAAATTTTAATTATTTCTACACAGAAGGCTTACCATCTGTTATTTAGAAAATAAATATTATTTCTTCAAATTTAATCTTAATAGCCATGGAAAAAGTTATGCTTGCATCCGAAGAATTAAATCGTATTCAAACATTAAATTCTCAAATTAGTAATATTGTTCTAACTTTGGGTCAAATTGAAATAAATAAATCTCTTTTAGAAGAAAACAAAAAAGGTTTACTACTTAATTATTCCCAACTGCAAAAAGAACAAGATGAATTAGCATCTGAGCTTACTCAAAAGTACGGTGATGGGAATATTGATTTAGCTACTGGAGAACTTACTAAAACAGAATAGTTTTTTAAAAAGGTTTCTAATATTTATAACAAAACATATTAAATTGAATATATAACATGGCAGAAACTTTACTTTCACCCGGTGTATTAACACGAGAAAATGACCAGTCTTTTATCCAAGGTCAGCCTCTTGAACGTGGTGCCGCTATAATCGGTCCCACCGCTAAAGGACCAGTTGAAATCCCAACTATAGTAAGCTCATTTGGAGAATTTACCAATGTGTTTGGTAATGCTATTGAGAGTGGATCGCAAATATACTCTTATCTTACTTCTATAGCTGCTAGCAATTATTTCCAAAATGGTGGTACTTCTTTATTAGTAACTAGAGTAACATCTGGTTCTTTTTCTCCCGCTATTAGCTCATTAATTCCTACAGGATCAGGTGGACCTACTACAGGTTTATCACCTTTTGTATTAGAAACTATCTCTGAAGGTCTTATTATGAATAATACCGGCACTGAAATATCAGGCGCTTTAGAATCCGGTTCTTCAGATAATATTAGATGGGAAATTGCAAGTGCTAACACTTCTTCTGGTACTTTTAGTCTATTAGTTAGAAGAGGAGATGATAATAACCAACAAAAAGTAGTATTAGAATCTTACAATAACCTATCATTAGACCCATATGCTTCAAATTATATTTCTAAAGTAATTGGTGACACAGATTATAGTTTAAGAAATGATGGAAGCGAATACTATATTCAACAAACTGGTTCTTACACTAATGCTTCAAAATATATAAGAGTAAAACAAGTAAATTACAATACTCCAAAATATTTTGATAATAACGGTATAGCTAAGAATGAATTTACAGGCTCTCTTCCAATTCCAAGTTCTGGTTCATTTGATGGGGCTATAGGATCTAATATACCTACAGGTAGAACTGCTAAATTCTATCAAGATATTAACTCTATAGATAGTCAAGGTCTAATAGGAACTGATTATACTAACGCTATAGCTTTATTAGCTAATACTGATGAATATAAATATAATTTAATAGTAGCACCAGGTCTAATAAAGTCTGAAGCTAACCATTCTTCTCAACTTACTTCATTAGTAAATAATACTATATTTAGAGGCGATTCTATAGCAATAGTAGATTTAGTTAAATACGGGTCAAATATCGCACCCGTACTAACACAAGCTGCTTCATTTGATTCTAGTTATGCTGCTACTTACTGGCCTTGGTTACAAACTATTGATCCTAACACTAGTGAAACTGTATGGGTTCCCGCTTCTACTATGATTCCGGGGGTATATGCCTTTACAGATGCTTCAAGTGATCCATGGTTCGCTCCCGCAGGTATTACTAGAGGAGGATTAGGACAAGTAATTAGAGCTGAAAGAAAATTAACAACTGGAAATAGAGACACACTATATGAAGCTAATATTAACCCTATTGCTACATTCCCTGGAAATGGAGTAGTAGTATTTGGCCAAAAAACACTTCAGAAACGTGCTTCAGCTCTAGATAGAATAAACGTTAGAAGATTATTAATTGCTCTTAAGAGCTATATAGGTCAAATAGCAGATAATTTAGTATTTGAACAAAATACAGCAGCTACTAGAAATAACTTCTTAAGCCAAGTTAATCCATATCTAGAATCAGTACAACAAAGACAAGGACTATTTGCTTTCAAAGTAGTAATGGATGAAACTAACAATAGTCCAGATGTAGTGGATAGAAACGAGTTAGTAGGGCAAATATTCTTACAACCAACTCGTACTGCTGAATTCATTATATTGGATTTTAATGTTCTTCCAACTGGTGCAACTTTCCCGGCATAAAAAGCTAAAGTTTAGATATTTATAATAAAATAAAGCACATATAAAATGGCAATATTAAACCCAAATGAAATATTCTTTACTGCTTTTGAGCCAAAGCAGGCGAATAGATTTATAATGTATATAGATGGTATTCCTTCATATACTGTAAAAGGTATGAGTGCAATTACTCTAACTCAAGGAACTGTAGCCTTAAACCATATCAACGTTCAACGTTTTGTTAAAGGTAAAAGTACTTGGAACCCAATTACCTTTACTCTATTTGATCCAATCACTCCTTCGGGTGCTCAAGCCGTAATGGAATGGGTTAGATTGCATCACGAATCTGTAACAGGTAGAGATGGATACTCTGATTTCTATAAGAAAGACTTAACATTCAATGTTATAGGACCTGTAGGAGATGTAGTATCTGAATGGATTATTAAAGGTGCTCTAATTACTGAAGCTAATTTTGGTGAGTATGGGTGGGATACAGAAAATACAGCTGTAAACATTACAATGACTGTTCAACCTGATTACGCTGTTTTAAATTTCTAAAGTACAACCTGGTCATTGTACTTTTAATTTAATTTTTTTTACATAAACTTTTAAAAAGAGCTTGGCTTTGGTCAAGCTTTTTTTTATATTTAATATTTATCATAGAACACAAGTTACATCTAAAACAAGTATATGTCCGAATTTAAGTTACCTACCGAAACAATTGAATTACCCTCAAAAGGTTTACTATACTCCTCTGATAATCCTCTTTCTAGTGGTACTGTAGAAATGAAATACATGACTGCAAAAGAGGAAGATATTTTAACCAACCAATCTTATATTCAAAACGGAACTGTTCTAGATAAATTACTCAAATCTTTAATTGTCACTAAAATTAATTATGATGATTTATTAATTGGGGATAAAAACGCTATAATGGTAGCCGCCCGAGTTTTAGGATATGGTGCTGAATATAAATTTATATACCGTGGAGAAGAAGAAATAGTAGATTTATCTAAAATAGAAAATTCACCCCTACATGAAGAAGTAACTAAAGCTAAATCTAATGAATTTACTTTCACTTTACCTAACTCAGGTAATATTGTTACTTTTAAATTAATGACCCATGGTGATGAGAAAAAAATAGAACAAGAATTAAAAGGTTTAAGTAAAATAAACAAAGATAATTCTTCTACAATCACCACCAGATTAAAACATCAAATTCTTTCGGTTAACGGGGAAACAGAAAAATCTAAAATCCGAGAATTTATAGACAATTATCTCTTAGCTCAAGACTCAAGAGCATTAAGAGAAAGAATAAAAGAATTAAGTCCGGACGTAGATTTAACTTTTTTTCCCGAAAATGGAGATAAACGAGTCGATATCCCAATTGGGCTTAACTTTTTTTGGCCTGACCTCTAATACTGCCCCCCAATTTAGACTAGCAGTATTTAAACAGATTCATGAAATTGTGTTCCATGGTCAAGGTGGATATGATTGGGGTACAGTTTATAATATGCCGTTATGGCTCCGTAAATTTACGTTTAATGAAATCCGTACATACTATGAACAACAAAATGAGACTGTTAAAAAACAACAGTCATCTAATGCCAAAAGCTTAGTTAGCCCTGATGGTACTGTAAACACTCCTGAATTTTTACAAGCTTCACAACCTTATAAAAATAAAACAAGTTATAAGTAATAATATTTATAACATATACCTTAATAATATATGGCAAGTCAGGAAGAATTAGATAATGCTAGAAATTTACGTCAAGAGTTAGATGAAATTTTATTTTTACAACGTAGTTTTGCTGATGAAGCTCTAAAATCCGCAAAGGCTCTTTTTGATAGTAGTACCCAATCCCGAGCTACTTCTCGAGCTTTTAGAGGTATTGCTAATATCTCTCGAGAAATTAATAGTCAATTAGAAGATTTAATCTCAGGAGAAAAAACTTATGAAGATTTAATCAAATCCCGAAATAAATTAAAAAAAGAAGAAAATTTTTTATATGTAGAACTCCAACAAGCTTTAAATGCTGTTACTGATAATCAAGAAGAAATACAAAAAATACTATCAGGCCAATTGACAGTATTAGATTTTGTAGCACAAACAAATAATACAATTAATAATTCTGCTTTTGATCTTCTTGCTTTATATGACGAACAACTTAAATCCCTTAAAGAACAAGAAGAAGAATTAAATGGGATTGAAACCTCAGTTAAAAATATACAAAAGGGAACAGGATTAACTGGAATTATTTTTGAAGGACTTGAAGAAATATCTGATAAATTAGGAGGTTCTAAATTTACTAAAGCTTTAGGATTAGATGAAGCAGTAAAAGAAGGAAGAATGCTTTCTGCAACTTTAACAGGTGGTGGGTCAAAAGCCGCTTCCTTAGGAGATAAAGCCAAAATAGCAGGAAAAATGTTTGAGGTTGTAGGTAAAAACTTATTAAAAGCATTAGGTCCTATAACTTTAATAGTTGAATTAGTTAAGGGTATAATGCAAGCCGATAAGGAAACTACGGAATTGCAAAAATCAATGGCTTTAACTAAAACTGAAGCTGCAGGATTTAGACTTAATATCGCCTCAGTAGCAGCAGATAGTGGTAATATTAATATTACAGCTTCTAAATTATTAGAAACATTTAGTGCTTTAAATAAACAATTTGGTTTTATAACTAACTTTGCTACTGATACCTTAGTTACAATGACTAAATTAACTAAAGTAGTTGGAGTTAGTTCTGAATCCGCTGGAAATTTAGCCGCGGCTTCCGAACGTACAGGGACAAGCTTTGAGTCCAACTATAAAGATGTATTAGCTACTAGTTACCAACTCCAAAGGCAATCGGGAGTTCAAATGGATTTAAGAGATATTTTAGAACAAACCGGTAAAGTAACAGGTACTGTTAGAGCTAATTTAAGTGCTAATCCCTCTCAAATTGCTAAAGCAATAACTCAAGCTAAATTATTTGGTGCTTCTTTACAAGATGTAGCAAACGCTAGTAAGTCTTTACTTGACTTTGAATCCTCTATTACCGCGGAATTAGAAGCAGAACTATTATTAGGTAAAAATATAAATCTCGAAAGAGCAAGAGCAGCAGCTTTAGCAGGAGATCAAGTCACATTAGCTCAAGAATTACAAAAACAAGCTGGTAACTTCTCCGACTTTACCAAAATGAATGTTATCCAGCAAGAAGCATTAGCTAAAGCTATGGGAATGACTTCTGACCAATTAGCTGATATTTTGTTTCAACAAGAAGTACAAGGTAAATCTGCTAAAGAATTACGAGCATTAGGTAAAGAAGATTTAGCCCAAAGAGTAGAAGCTCAAGATCTCCAAACTAAATTTAATGCTACTGTAGAAAAATTACAAGCTATTTTTGCAGATGTAGGTACTGCTTTTATGCCGGTGTTGCAAGGTTTTGGAGCCGCTTTATCTTTAGTGGGAGCAATAGTAGGATTATTAGGAGATCTTATTAATTTATTTAGAGGAGACTTTGATTTCTCTGGATTAACTAGTGGATTAAAAGGAGTAGCAGGATCTTTAGGTTTTTCTACCGCGGATGATGCTATAATGCCTGCAGGCTATGGTGATACTATAATTAGAAAAGGTAAAGATACTATAGCATTAAACAACAATGATACCGTTATAGCCGGCACTAATTTAGGAGGAGATGGAAACCAAGAAACAAAACTCACCAACCAATTACTAGAAAGATTATTAAATCAACCCGCAGTATTTAAAATCGGAACCGATGAATTCTATACCGCTACCTCAAAATATAGCTATCAAATTCAGTAATATTTAATATTTATAATAAAATCAAACCACATATAAAATGGCATTATTAGAAAAATTACAAAAAGAAGGTACTGTATTAACTCCATTAAGAGGTAATAAACCTAAATCTACTCTAGTTAAAGATGTAATCCAAGTAAATAAAACCTTCTCTAAAGGTACATATCAAGATTATGTCCTTAATACTGAAAGATCTAAGGATATTACTGGTAACGGATAATATAAATGGCGTTAATAAGTCAAAGAACCAACCTTAAATCTTTACGATACGGAAAAGATAGAGTAGGTGGGGGGGATAGTAATCAACCTTACATTAAATCCCCAATTCCTGATAACTCTAAAAGTCTAGGTCGTGATGGAGGAACTGACTTCCTTTTACGAGGAGGTACCTTAACTCCTTCTAGATCTGCTCAAGACGTATCTAGATTAACTAAAATGTTCTTTGATTTTAAATCTCCAAATGGAGTATTATTTACTGCTAAACAAAATTTATTATCTAGAACCGGAGTAAAAACTCAAGCTAGTGGTATTTTAAATGAAGGGATATATTTACCTACTTCAACAATATTACAAGCAGGAGGTAATGCTTTTGGGACTCATTTATTAAAACAAGGAACAAATCCTTTTAGAAACACCTCTTCTGAAGATAACATAGGCAGTTTATTTGGATTACGTGATCCTTTAGGATCGCCGGTATACACCCAAACTGTTAAAAGTTCTCAATCTTTAAAATCTAATAGATTAGTTCAATTAGCAAATAGAAAATTAGGGATATCACCTAATCCTCTCCCATCTTCGCAAGGTATTCTAGCTTCTCTTGGAGGAGTTGCTACTTCTCTTATAGGAGGATTAATATCTACAGTTTCTAACATCATACCCCTATCATCTAATTCTTCAATCTCTCCTAACTCTACTGAAATTTTAAAATATGGAGGAGGACCAGGTTCAGTTTTAGGTATAGGACAAACTATTATAAAAAGATATAGTGATACTAAACAAGGAGAAACTGATAGTAAAAATCCTGCTTATGATAAAAAATATTATGGTATAACAAGTTTTTCAAAGATTACCCCTACATTAACTAGTGAAAAAGGTGTTTTTAATTTAAGAAATCCATATCAATATACTAATACCAATGATGGTTTAGATTTTAATAAAGTAGGAAATGATATTTTTAAAGGTAAATATTATGTTTTAGATTCTAAAACTATTTTTAATAAAACAAAATCTGAACTCTCTTCAGAGAATACTCAAATATCTGATTTTAGAAAAAGTATTCTACCGCAACAAACTTCCGGCTTAAAGAAAAATATATTATCCAAATCTCCAGATTACTTCGCAAATAGAATTGAAACTCGAGTTAATTTAGGAGACCCAGGTAAGAGGAATAAAAATGTTTCTAGTTATCGTTTAGGATTAGGTGAACCCTTAGATAAAATTACTTCATATCCTTTATATAAATCTTCTGATCCTAATATTACTAGTGATACTAATGATTTAGTTAAATTTAGAATTGGTATTATAAATAATGATAATCCTAATAAAAAAGTATACATTCATTTCCGTGCCTTTTTAGATGCTATGGATGATAATTACGCTGCTGAATGGAATGGGTTTAAGTACATGGGTAGAGGTGAAAATTTCTATAGATATAATGGGTTTACTCGTACTATAAATTTAGGTTGGACAGTAGCAGCCCAATCCAAAGACGAATTGATTCCTATGTATCAAAAATTAAACTATTTAGCATCTTCATTAACTCCTGATTATTCTTATTTTGGTTATATGAGAGGTAATTTAGCCACTTTAACCATAGGAGGTTATTTATATGAACAACCTGGAATAATAACTTCCATAAATTATTCAGTTCCTCAGGAATCTCCATGGGAAATTGGGATAAGTGATAATCAAAAAGATAGAGTTATCAATGATACATCAGTCAAAGAATTGCCCCATATTATTAAGGTAACAGGATTTCAATTTATACCTATTCATAATTTTGTACCTAAATTACAACAAAATACTTATATGCCTGAAGTTGATACTATAAATACTGGAATTAGTAAAAATAAAGTAGGTGTAGATGTTTATGGAAATGAAAGGTATATAGCTTTGGCTAATGGTATTGGTACTTCTTTTAATAATTATGATGATGAATTATACAGAGGAGGAGGGAGTATTGAATTTGATCCTACTACAACTTTTAATTAAATATGAATCGTTACAAAGATACACCTGTTTTTAAAAATACTGATGGAAAACGATATTACGGTACAACCAAATATCCTGATATTCCTTTGAGTTTTAATGATATTTACGTATATTCTACCATAGGTGATAGATTTGATATATTAGCACAGCAATATTATAGTGATGCCTCTTTATGGTGGGTAATTTCAATAGCAAATACTAATTTGGTCCAAGGCTCATATTTTATACCTGAAGGATCTCAAATCCGCATACCCTCTAATATAGCTTCTATATTAAGTCAATATAATACATTAAACTCAATTTAAGTTATGACTGGGAATATAATAGGAGAAGAATTTGATGATTTCGTACGAGATCAAATTAATATAAGACAATCTAATCAATTTGGAGGATATAAAGATATTCTTCGCACTCCAGAACAATTACAATATTTAAATAATAGAAATGCCTGGGTAAAATTAGCTTCTTCGGTTAGTGTGTTAGTAGATACTATAACCGGTGTTACACTTGAAGATTTTATCTCCTCTAAACTTAAAAAAATTAATATACCTAACCCAGAAAATTATCTGGGCACTCAACTAGCTGAAAAAGCTGTATTATTTAACTCTCTCTCTTCATATATTCCCTCAAGTGGTTCTTTTGGTGATTTCAGAGCAGGAATATCTAATGACTCAAGTTTATGGAATAATTCCGCTTATGGGCTAGGAGGAGTTAATTATGGACTCCAACCTCCCCCAGGTATAATAAATGTTCAAGTAGATTCACTTAATCGAGGTTCTATTCGAAAGGCTAATATTACTTTAAAAGCTCACAACAAATTCCAATTTGACATTATTGAATTACTTTATTTAAGATTAGGTTTTACAATGATGTTAGAGTGGGGATGGGGCAAGTATCTTGATAATATGGGCCAACTTCAAGATGTTAGAAATACTATAATAGAAGATAGATGGTTTAAAGATAGTAATACTTCTCAATTAGATATGCTTAAAATCATAGAAGAAATGAAACTAGCTTACGCCGGTAACTATGATGGATTTTTTGGTAAAGTATCTAATTTTACTTGGAATTTTAACCCCGATGGATCTTATGATATTAGTATTGATTTAATAACTCTAGGAGATGTTATTGAATCTTTAAAAGTTAACTTATCTTCAGATTCTAGTTTTAGAGAAATTAAATCATCTCCAGAAATCCAAGAAACCCAAACTGTCAATCTTCCTGGTATAAATGATACTAAGTTTAAGAATTTACTAGAAACTCCCATTATAAAGGCTGCTACTCTTAATTCATTAGGATTTTTCTTATATGAAAAAATAAGAAATTTTCCAGAAAATTCTAATTATTTTACATTTAAAAATATTCAAAGTTTAAAAGATACTTCAATCACTCTAGGAGGAGAAGGTTTTAATGTTCGGGGAGTAGCTTCTAAAGTTTCATATATCACTTCTATTTCAGATCAATACTCATATTATATCAGATTAGGAGAGTTATTATCTCAATTAGAGATATTTGTTATTCCTACTGTGAATAATGGTTCTACTTCTACTCTTCAATTGCAAATAGAAAAAGATATTGAGAATAATCTTATTTCATATTTTCCTAATCAAATCTCTTTAGATCCTAGAGTTTGTATATTTAAACCTTCGTTAAATACTTACGGAGATATAACAGGAATAAGAAATGATTTGGATTTATTATCTTTAGAAGATTATATTCAAACAGAAGATACTAATAATTATCAATATGGAAAGTTAATGAATATTTATATTAACTTTAATTTCATTTCTGAATTATTATTATCTAATGGTGGCCCCGATCAAACTTTATCCTTATATAAATTTTTACAAGATTTATGTAATAATATAAATAATTCTTTAGGAGGAGTAAATAAATTAGAACCGGTTGTAAAAGATGATTATTTAATTACTATAATAGATCAAACTTTTTCAAAAATAAATATTAAACCTAAAGATATAACTACTTTAGAGATATATGGGTATAATCCAAATAATTCTACTTCTAATTTTGTCAAAGATATAAGATTCCAATCAAAAATCACCCCACAATTAGCTTCTATGATCAGCATAGGAGCTACAGCTGCCGGCAGTTCTACTAGAACTACAGATGGAACTGCTTTTTCAAAATGGAGTGAAGGATTACAAGATAGATTTACTCAAAAAATAACTGACCCCCCAGGATATACACAATATCAAACTGAAAAAACAAAACAAGAAACAGAAAATCAAAGAGATAAATTAACAAAAAAATTTTTTACATTCCTTGAACCTCTAGATAAATCTACCGGAGCAGGAGGAAGAGGAGGAGGTAGTGGACGACCCCCAATTAAAGGAACTCCAACATTAGNGCAGGTAATCAATTACCCGGGTTTAAAACAAGGTACAATAATGACTCTTGAAGAATTTATCCCGGCTGCTATAGAAGCAGATAAAATTAGGATATCTAAAGGTGAATATTTTGAAGATGAATTAAAAGAACTAACTGACAGTAATTTTGCTGCTTATTTAATTTTTGCTTTTGGGGGAGTATCTAATAAAGTTAGTATTTTAGATAAAAATAATAAATCTAGACCTTTAGTAGTTCCGAGTTTACCCCAAACTCGTTATTTAGAATTTGATGATACTTTCATATCCCAAGGAAAATATGCTTATAAAAATTACATAAATATATTAAATAATGAAAGATTTCAAGAAGAAAAAACTCCATCAAGCGAAATAGGTTTCATCCCCTTATCTTTTGATTTAACCTTAGATGGTATATCCGGTATAAAAATCTATAATAAGCTTAATATTAATAATGAATTTTTACCTTCCAACTATCCTGAATCTTTAAAATTTATTATAACTAAAGTAAACCATACTATTTCAAATAATAGTTGGGATACTTCATTATCTACTATATCTATACCAGTTACAAAACCTTATAAATTTAATATATCACTTAACCAATCAATCTCCCCAACGTCATCTACTGTTGAATCTCTTACTCCTATTAAAGAACTTAAGGGGCAACTTCAACCTCTTAAAAATATAATAGGGGCATATGAAAGTAACAACAAATATGATATTGCTAATATTAATTCAAGTGGTATTCGTTCTAATACTAGGATTTTAAATTTATCATTTAGGGAACTAGAAAAATTTCAGAAACTCTCCTTAAATGATGGCAATAGGGTATTTGGTGCGGGTAAATATCAAATTACTCCCCCAATTATGAGTAAGGCCAAAACTGTTTTAAATCTAGGTCCTAATGACCTCTTTTCAGAAGAAATCCAAGAAAAAATGGCCGATTATATCCTTTTAGGTGAGCGTAAGGAACTAGGAAAATATTTAAAAGGAGCAAATAGTGGGAATATTTTTGAACTAGAACAAGCCATCCAAGAATTAGGACAAGAATTTGCCTCAATGCCTATAATATATAATAAACAAAAACAAAAAATAGGAAATGTTGAAACCGGACAAGGGCAAAATGCTTATTATGGTGGAGAAGGAGCCAATCCTTATAAATCTAAAATAAGTATAAAAGAAATAACCAGAATATTAGTTCAAACTCGTATAAACTATTCTAGCAAAGTTCCAATATTTATCCCCGCATATTATACCTCATAATAAATGTACTACCCAAAATCCCAAATAAAAACTAGTTTATATACCAATGGAGGAGAATTTGTTTTAAGAAGCAATTCTTCCTCCTATAAGGGATATTATTATGAAACCTCTAATGAAAGATATTTTACAGGACAAAACCCCAACGAATCTCCTTCGTTTGAATTAATTAAAATAACTACTTCTTCTAATATTAATATACAATCAACTTCCTCAGAAAATAATTATTACCTGCTAGAAAAAGAATATACTAGGGCTGCACGTCTATCCTTCCCTCAATCTCCCCCTTCACCCCCTAAACAATCCTATCCTCTACCTACTGAAAATGATTATAAATTAGGAGAATTTCAAAGATATTTTGTTAAAAAGGGTAATGAACCTAAATTTATAGAAATATCTAAAGAAGATTATCTTAAATACCTAAATCAAGACAGAGATGTAATGTTTGAGCTTTACACCCCAATTCAAATAAGTTGGATATTAACTGGAGATAAAGATCAAGTTTACAAAATAAACCAAAGCATAGTAGCTAGGATGGAACTTAAACAAAACCTACCAGGATTTACAAACTACTTTAAAAATAGATTTACCCAATTCTGCAAATAGGTTTGGCATTCCTAATCTTTTTTCTTATATTTATAACAAATATTTAACATTTACGCAAACATGGCAAAGCAAATATTAAATGAAGAATTCCTAAGAATGCGAAAATTAGCAGGATTGCTAAATGAAGAACAACTAGATTTTAATTCTGAACTAGATTCTTTCTTTAAAAGTAATCCGGTTAATGAAAAAAATAAATATTATGTAGAGGATTTAGCTAAAAAACATATTGAAAATATAGCTAATCGTCCTTTAACTCCCCAAGAAAAATCCAAAATTACAAAAATATCAAACATTTATCGTAATAAGTATTATGATGAAAGATTTGAAACCAACTATAAAGAAGAAGAAGATTCAAGAAAAGCTCGTTACCAAAATAATTTTTTACCCCTAACAACCGATAATGGGAGAGGAACTCCGGATAAAAAATATTATAAATATGCTATATCTTATAATGAATATGATAAAGATGGGGATTTAATAGGTACTTTTCATCAAGATCCTAAAAGTGGGTATACCAATTATAAATTAAAAGATGAATGGATTAACACCCCTGTTCCTAAAGATATTTTAGATAAATATTGGAGAAAATAAATTCTACAAATAACTAGGCTCTTCACAAGAGCCTTCTTATATTTACGACAAATAAAGGTTACAAATGTATTACATAATTGAAACTCTAGACCAACTTAAAAGCTTTTACAGCTTAGGCTATAAAGAAGCTTTCATAGAAGTAATCTCATCCAACGATCACATCCACCCATCACAAAATACTGTATCTTTACTGTATATTCGTCCGTTTTTAGCAACTAAAGGTTTTATATTGGGCGTTGATCATAGCGAAACATTAAATGAAATATCGCAGCATCTTACCGCAATTCTTAAACAGTTTAATAATCTATATTGTAGAGATAAAAAGGAAATATTACACTATTTTCCTATTAAGCATTTGTATGATACCACACCACCTCCTCATCCATATATACGCCCTACCACAACAACACATGAATTATTTTATAGAAACCACGGTTTAAATCCGGATATAAACAAAATTATACCAGTTGTTAAGCATTATGAGGTATGCGAACAAATGTATAAAGATTTGTTACCAAACATTCCACAACCTCAAACAAAATATACTAATTTCTTTAACAATAAAGTTTCATTAGTATTTAATGCAATTGAAAGAAATGGAATACATATAAATAAAACAGAATTTGAAAAGCACTTTCATAAAATAGATTCGGATTTTGTTTATACTCAATATAATTTAAAAACAACAACAACACGACCATCAAACTCATTTAACGGAATTAATTATGCGGCTCTCAATAAAGAAAACGGATGTAGAAAAAGTTTTATACCTCGGAATGACATATTTGTTGAACTTGATATTTCTGCTTACCATCCCAATTTGGCTGCTCGCCTCATTGATTATAATTTTACCGCTGATGATATTCATGCTCATTTTGCTGCCCTATATAAGGTTGATTACGCAAAAGCAAAAGAATTTACCTTCAAACAGCTATATGGAGGAGTTTGGGAAACTTATAAAGATATTGATTTCTTTAAGAAAATTCAAGTATATATTGAAGAAAAATGGAAACAATTTGAAAACACGGGAAGTATAGAGGTACCAATTTCGGGATATAAAATTAAAAAAAATAATGTGGGAGACATGAATCCGCAAAAATTATTCAATTACTTACTCCAGGGATACGAAACATCTCAAAATATTTTGATATTATGGGATATCTTAAGTATATTAAGAGGAAAAAATACAAAATTAGTTCTGTACACTTATGATTCTTTTACTTTAGATGTAGATGAAACCGAGTTGCAAGTAATAGAGGAAATAAGGGAAATATTTAAAAAATATAAATTAAACACTAAAGAGAAAACAGGTTATGACTATGATTTTAAATAGTAGAAATAAATTTTTTTGCATTTGATATATTTATAATAAAATGAAAATTTGCTGTGAATGTAAAATAAATCAAGATTTAAATCAGTTTAATAAAAATAAAAACACTAAAGATGGATTAAATAATCGTTGTAAATTATGCTGTAGTAATAGAAATAAAAATAGATATAAAAATAAAAAAGAATATATTAAAGATCAAACTCTTAAATATTATTACAATAACAGAGAAAAAATTCTATCAACATCAAAATCTAAACCTACATATCATAAATCTCATCCTGAATATTATAAAGAATATAGAGAAAATAATAATGAGAAACTTAAACAGTATTACAAAAAATGGAGACAAAATAATAAACCTTCATATTCTTTACGGATACAAGTATGGTGGTGGATTAAAAAGCATGGTATATCTAAAACTAAAAAAACAGAAATATTACTTGGATATACTTTTGAAGAGTTTGAAAAACAAATTGGAAAACCGGTTACTAATCAACATCTTGACCATAAAGTTCCTATAAGTTGGTTTAAATCTAATACTCCTATAAATTTAATATTTCATTTAGAAAATTTACATTATATAGACTCAAATGAAAACCGATCAAAATCTAATACCTTTGCTCATCCTGTTTCTGAAGAATACAAAAGTAATATAAAAAAATATATAAAAACTAAATATAAATCAAGGTTATGGACTTAATTCTAAAAAATTCTATTAATATGTATAATCCGCAATACGATGTAATTACAGACCTAAATTTAATAGAATTGAATACCAACAACAAATTATTTTGTACTTTTACAGACCCTGTAGGGTTAGAAGTACTAATTGAGGATATAAAAGCAAAATACAGTATTATATATAATAAGATGTTTGTTTTAGAGATTATGGGTAAAGATGAGTATGTCATTACTTATAATGTGGAACATGCTAATGTGAGTTATATACCGGATAATACTATATTAGTACATAGAAAGAAAGAGTCTAATACTCTATATACCATTAATGCTCTAAATGAGCTAATTAAAAAACTAAATGGTGGGGTAGTTGATACTAGATTTGCTATTAATTGGAATCATTATAAAAATTGTATCTTACTAACTCAGCATAATGAGTTAAACCAATTGAATACAAAAATATATAAAATTATAGAACTGTAATAAAATCCCTCGAAAGAGGGCTTATTTAAGTTTGTTTTCTCCCCATAAAATTATTATATTTAGGTTACAACTAATAAACAAAGTTATATTATGGATTTATCATTATTGAAACAAAAGTTGGATGGTCTCCAACAGAAAAATGCCCCTAAAGAAAAGACCGACTATGCTAAAATTAAATGGACTCCTAAAATAGGAAAACAGCAAATTCGCATTGTTCCCTCGGCTTTTAATAAGTCAAACCCATTTACCGAACTTAAAATTTATTACGGTATTACAAATAAGGTAATGCTTTCTCCACAAAATTTTGGAGAGAAAGATCCAATTGCTTTGTTTGCCTCTAAACTTAGAGAAGACTACAATAAAGAAAATTTTGTTCTAGCTAAAAAATTAGATCCTAAAATTAGAGTTTTTGCACCCGTAATTGTAAGAGGTGAAGAAGAATTGGGTGTTAGACTATGGGAATTTGGAAAATCGGTTTATGAGGAATTGTTAAGTTTAGCTACTGATGAGGAAATCGGTGATTACACTGATATTGTAAATGGTAGAGATTTGACAATTGAAACTGTAGGTCCGGATGCAACCGGTACTAAATACAATAAGTCCTCAATCCGAGTTAAATTAAAAACTTCATCTCTAAGTGATGATAAGTCACAAGTAGAAAAATGGTTATCTGATCAACCCAATCCAACAAATTCATTCAAGAAATATAATTTTGAAGAAATGAAATCTGCTCTGGAGAAATGGTTAACTCCTGAAAATGAAGATGAAGGTGGAGAGGTTGAAGTGGAGGAAAATGTAAGTGAAGGAGGATTACCATGGGATGATACATCAACTTCTAAAAAATCTTCTAATTATAAATTAGATGTTAAACCTAAACAATCTAAAAGCGATCAATTTGAATCATTATTTGAAGGAGACGAAGAATAAGATTTATGGCTAGAAAAAAAGATATAACACTTTCCGCGGCAGTGTCCGCGGAAATTAAATCTAATTTTAATTTAGATGCTTTTAAGAAATCTAAACATTTAACTTCTTCTACTAATTTTAAATCCCAAAAATGGATTCCATTCTCTCCAGCTATTAAAAGTGCACTCTCAATCCCAGGAATACCTATGGGTCATATTACTATAGCTCGAGGAGGTTCAGATACTGGTAAAACTACATTGATGATTGAAGCCGCAGTAGCTGCTCAAAAAATGGGTATTTTACCTGTATTTATTATAACTGAAATGAAGTGGGATTTTGACCATGCTATTAAAATGGGATTCCAATGTGAGGCAGTAGCTGATGCTGAAACCGGAGAATTAATAAATTATAGAGGAGATTTCTTATATATTGATAGGTCTAATCTTAATACTATTGAAGATGTAGCCTCATTCATGGTTGATTTATTTGAAGAACAGAAAAAAGGTAATCTGCCTTATGATTTGTTATTTTTATGGGATTCTGTAGGATCTATTCCATGTGATATGAGTATTAAACAAGGTACTAATAATCCTATGTGGAATGCAGGGGCTATGGCTACTCAATTCGGTAATTTTATTAACCAAAAAATACCGCTATCACGTAAAGAAAATTCACCATATACTAACACCTTATTTGTAATTAATAAAACAGGTGTTCAGCCGGCATTAACTCCTATGAGTCAACCTCGTATGACCAATAAAGGAGGAAATACAATGTATTGGGATGCTTCACTTGTTATTACCTTTGGTAACGTCACAAATAGTGGTACTAGTAAAATTCACGCTCAACATAAGGGTAAAAAAGTAGAATTTGCAAAACGTACTAAAATTTCCATTGATAAAATTCACGCTGATTGTGGTATTGCCACTACTTCAACAGTAATTGTAACACCTCACGGATTTATCCCGGATGATAAAGATGATGAAAAAGCTTATAAAGCTGAACATGCTCATGAGTGGTTTGGGGCTAATGTTAAACTAGAAGAAATTCAAATCACTGAAGATTCTAGTGAGTGGGAAGAAAGTATTAAAATATCACCTATGATTGAAATAGATGATAACAATAACTAATCAATAAAATATGAGCCATAAAGAACTATTTAAGCTCCTTGATGATATCAAGGAGGAAGGAAATGTATCCTTACCTAAGAATCACGATAGAGTACTATTAATAGATGGATTAAATCTGTTTTTTAGAAACTTTGCAATGCTAAATATGATCAACTCTGATGGGGTTCATATAGGAGGATTAGGAGGATTCTTACGTTCTTTAGGTGCTCTTATTAAACGAATTCAACCCACTTCTGTTTATGTTGTATTTGATGGGACAAGTTCTTCTAGTAACAGGAAGAATCTTGTCCCTGAATACAAATCTGAACGTAATACTCAAAGAATTACTAATTGGGAAATATTTGATAATTTAGATGAAGAACATGATTCTAAAATTGATCAAATTATACGTTTAATACAGTATCTAAAGCAATTGCCCGTTAAAACTATAGCAATTGATAAAACAGAGGCTGATGATATTATAGCGGTATTATCTAAACATTTAGTTGATAAATATAATTCTAATGTATTCATTGTCTCTTCAGATAAAGACTTTGTACAGTTAATTAATGATAGAGTTATAGTATATCGACCTATTGAGAAAGAATATTATACTCCTCAAACTGTATTAGAAAAATTTGATGTTTTAGCTGAAAATTTTATTTTATATAAAACTCTACTTGGAGACAATTCAGATAAAATACAAGGAATAAAAGGTTTAGGCAATAAAGGCATATTTAAAAAATTTCCGGAACTTAAAACTCAAAAATTAATCCTAGAAGATATATTTGACATCTGTACTAGGAAATATAAGGATCATGTTATATATTCACGGATATTATTTGAGCGTAAAAGATTAGAGACTAATTATAAAATTATGGATTTATCCAATCCTATGGTTGAAACGCGCGATATAGTTCAAATTGATAATTTAATTGAATCTGATTTACCTGATTTAAATTCCAAAGACTTTATGATAATGTATGAGGAAGATAAATTAGGAAATATAATAAAAAATGTAGAATATTGGTTAAAAGATAATTTCTTACATCTTAAAGGTTATAAACAATAAAATATGGTATTACTAAGTTTATCTCAATATGGTCATGATTTTCAAATTAAAGTTTTATCCTCACTTCTAACGCATAAAGAATTTCTAATTAATATTCATGATATAATTTCTGAAGAATATTTTGATAATCAAGCGGTTAAGTGGTGTGTTGAAGAGATTTTAAAATATTTTGAAAAGTACCATACAGTACCCACTCTAGAAATATTAAAAATTGAATTACAGAAAGTTGAAAACGAAATACTACAAATATCAATTAAAGAACAACTTAAATTAGCATATATTTCTTCAGATAATGATCTAAAATACATCCAAGAAGAATTTACTAATTTCTGTAAAAATCAACAACTAAAGAAAGCACTATTAACTTCTGTTGATTTGCTGAAAGCTGGTGATTTTGATGGTATTAGATATTTAGTAGATAATGCTTTAAAAGCAGGTAACGATAAAAATTTAGGCCATGAATATGTTAAAGATATTGAAGACAGATATAAAGAAGATTCTAGATCAGCGATACCTACTCCTTGGACTCTTATCAACAATATATTGCAGGGAGGATTGGGAAATGGAGATTTCGGTCTTATTTTTGGTAATCCTGGAGGTGGTAAATCATGGTCATTAGTGGCAATAGGAGGATATGCTGTAAAATTAGGATATAATGTATTACATTATACTCTAGAATTAGGAGAAAATTATGTAGGTAAAAGATATGATGCCTTCTTTACTAATATCTCAGTTACTGAAATTGATAATTTTAAACATAAAGTTGAAGAAATGATACCTCAACTGCCTGGAAAACTTATTATAAAAGAATTTCCTACGGGTAAAGCCACAATTTCAACTATTGAATCCCATATAAATAAAAGTATAGATTTAGGTGTTAAACCTGATCTTATTTTAATAGATTATGTGGATTTATTAGCTTCTAAAAAGAAAAATCGTGAACGTAAAGAAGAAATTGATGATATTTATACAAGCACGAAAGGATTAGCTCGACAATTAAATATACCAATTTGGTCTGTTTCACAAGTCAACAGAGCGGGTGCCCAAGATAAAATTATAGAAGGAGATAAAGCTGCTGGATCTTATGATAAAATGATGATAACTGATTTTGCTATGTCTCTTTCTCGAAAAAAAGAAGATAAAGTAAATGGTACAGGCCGATATCACATTATGAAGAACCGATACGGAGCAGATGGGATTACTTTTGGAGTTAATGCTGATACTTCTACAGGTCACTTTGAAGTATATGAATATCAAGGTGATGAGGACGATGAAGAAAAATCATTAGTTAAACCTAAATTTAAATCTAATGCCTTTGATGATGTAGACAGTTATGATAAGGAATTACTAAGACAAAAGTTTTTTGAATTAAATGATTAAAATATGATAAAACTAATAGATATATTAAAAGGAGTTTTTCATGATCCCTTTACTGGCGAACTTTCTGAAGGCTTAATTAAAACTGTGGAGGTTGATAAAGCTTTTGAAATTATTCATAAACAGTTTAGTAATCTACCCGAAGCAGATATAGTTCAAGATAATAAAAATATTATTTTAGGATTTGCCCCTAATTATTTAAATACTGATTTAGAAAATTATGTCGGAACTTATCCTGATCCTAATATATCTAATATTTTAACTTTATTAAATAATCTAGGATACTTTCCCGCATCTGTTGAGTATGAATTAAATAATAGAGCAGAACAGTATAAAATGAAATATTCACCCTCTATGTTTCGTGAATTAATTTCAGATAAACAGCCCACATATTTAATTTTTACTTTTGAAGCTAAATATGATCCCGTAATAGAAGTCCCGCGATATCTTTATCATATTACAGATAGTAAATATCTAGATAAAATTAAACAAATAGGTTTAAAACCACGAGCCTTAAATAAGAGATCAGCTCATGAATCTAGAATTTATTTATCATTAGATAAAAAATCATCTGATTATTTATGGGATAAATTAAAATTGCATATGGGACCGGGTAAAGGAATATTATTAACTATAGATACAACTAATCTAGAAGTCACATTCTATAATGATCCTAATTTTGATAAATTAGGAGTGTACACTTACTCTAACATTCCCCCCTCAAGTATTATAAAATATGAACCAATAATTGAAAATTAAAATATAAATATGAGCAAACTTACAGAACCTCGACATTATTACAAACCCTTTGAATATCAGCAAGCCTTTGATTTCTATAAAAATCAACATAGAGCACACTGGTTAGCAGATGAAGTACCATTAGCTTCAGATTTAAATGATTGGAAACTAAATTTAAATGAATCCGAAAAAAATCTGATAGGTAATATTTTAAAAAGTTTCGCTCAAACTGAAGTTCATGTAAATGATTATTGGTCTAGCAAAATTTCACAATGGTTCCCTAAACCTGAAATTGTAGCAATGGCCGGAACATTTGGGGCTTTTGAAGCGATTCATGCTGAAGCTTATGCTAGATTAAATGATGAATTAGGCTTAGATAACTTCCAGGCTTTTATGGAAGATGAAGCATCCCGTAATAAGATTGAAAGATTACTAGAAACACCATCTGAGTCACTTGAAGAAAAAGCATTAGCTTTAGCTATATTTTCAGCATTTACTGAAGGAGTTAACTTATTTTCTTCATTCGCTATACTAATGTCTTTCCAATTAAGAAATTTACTTAAAGGAACTGCCCAAATTGTTGAATGGAGCGTAAGAGATGAATCATTACATTCACAAGCCGGCTGTTGGTTATTTCGCACATTAATACAGGAAAGTCCCGAATTAGATACTATAGAAATGCGGAATAATGTAACAGAAGCTTGTAATTTATCAGTTAAATTAGAATATGATTTTATTGATAAAGCATTTGAAATGGGTGATATTGAGGGGTTAACTAAAGAACAACTAAAAAATTTCATTAAAGCTCGCGCTAATGATAAAATGGTTGAATTAGGATATAATCCGATATATAATGACATTGATCCCTCACTATTAAAACAAATGGAATGGTTCGGCCATTTAACATCAGGTAGAACACATCAAGATTTCTTTGCAAATAGAGTAACAGATTACTCTAAATCAACTGCGGATTGGTCTGATTTATAATATATGATTATGATAAAATTAACAGATTTATTAAAAGAAATTATTGATTTGTATTCTCCTGAAGAATTAAAATCTAAGGATATTGAATATAGAATTGATAGAGATGCTCCAACTCGTTTTAGAGTTGAATTAAAATATAAAGATCAATATTATGTATTAACAATTCTTCCCGTATTTAATCCTAAAAGACCATCTGTAAATTTTGGTAGTTCTGATGAAAAATATGAAAATTTAAATTTAACCCAACTTCTTAATTCCCCATATTCCTCTAGGATTTTAGCTGCGGTTTTTGGGTTAATTAGATATTGGGTAGATAAACATAATATCCAACAGTTTGAATATGGGGCTGAGGGAGAAATAAGAAATAAACTTTATAATTACTATCTAGATAAACATTTTTCTGATTTTGAAAATTCACAAGAAGGATTTGGAGATGAAACTATACAAATATGGAAGAAGAAAATATAATATATAAAATTGAAATACTTCAACTTATTGAATCTAAATATAATATTGAAATAAAAGATGAGGAAGTTGAAAATATAGTTACCCTTAATAATTTAATTGATTTAATAATTCTAAAACTTAAAAATAAATGAGTACACAAGTAGACACCAGTAAATGGGTTAGAGGCAAATCATACCCAAATTGGATGGACGATATCGCTCTTAATATTATTTCAAAAGGATATCTCTTACCACATGAAGATGTTTATAAAGCATTTTTACGCGTAAGTAAAGCAGCCGCTAAACGTCTTAGAAGAAGAGATTTACAACCTTATTTTTACGAGGCCATTGAAAAAAACTGGCTATGTTTAGCATCTCCGGTATTATCTAATTTAGGTACTGAACGTGGGATGCCTATTTCTTGTTTTGGGATTGACGTGGAAGACTCCATTGAAGGTATAGCTGACGCCAATTCTGAATTAATGCGATTATCTTCACAAGGTGGTGGGGTAGGTATTGGAGTTTCACGTATTAGAGGTAGAGGTAAAGCAATTAAAGATAATGGTATATCTGAGGGCATAGTTCCATGGACTAAAATATTTGATTCAACAATTTTAGCTACAAACCAGGGTTCAGTTAGAAGAGGAGCAGCATCTGTTAATTTATCTATTCATCATCCTGATATTGAAGAATTTCTACAAATTAGAAGACCTAAAGGAGATGTTAATAGACAGTGTCTTAATTTACATCAATGTGTTGTAATTGATGACAAATTCATGAATGATGTTGAAAATAAAGAACCTAGAGCATTAAAATTATGGGGTGAAATTTTAAAAACCCGTCTTGAAACAGGTGAGCCTTATATTATGTACGGAGATAATATAAATAAAGCCAATCCTGAAGCTTATAAGAAAAATAATTTAAATGTAAGCATGACCAACATCTGTTCTGAAATTACACTTTATACAGATGAATTACATTCCTTTATTTGTTGTTTATCTTCTCTAAATGCCGCTAGATGGGATGAATGGAAAGATTATAGATTTGAAAATGGTATGTCTTTACCTGAATTAAGTACTTGGTTCTTAGATGGTGTTCTTCAAGAATTTATTGATAGAGCTAAAGGGATGAAATTTATGGAAAATACAGTTAGATCTGCAATTAAAGGTAGAGCAATTGGTTTAGGATTACTAGGATGGCATACTCTTCTCCAAACTAAAGGATTACCATTTACATCTGTAGCTTCAACTACTTTACGTAAGCAAATTTCTAAATTTATTTATGATGAAGCTATTAAAGCATCTAAAGATCAAGCTATTGAATTGGGAGAACCAGAATGGTGTAAAGGAACAGGAATGAGACATACTCATCATATTGCAATTGCTCCTACAGTAAGTAATGCTCATATTTCAGGTGGTGTTTCTCCTTCAATTGAACCTACTCCTGCTAATGTTTATAATTTAAAAACCGCCAAAGGGGTATTTATTAAGAAAAATAAAGTACTAGAAAATCTACTAGAAAGTAAGGGATACAATATTGATAGTGTATGGGATCAGATTCTAAAAGATCAAGGATCAGTATTAGGATTACCTGATTATATTTTATCTAAAGAAGAAAAAGAAATATTCTTAACTTTCAAAGAAATAAATCAGTTAGGCATTATACAACAAACTGCAGCTACTTATCCTTATGTAGATCAAGCGATATCACTTAATCTTAATTTTGATCCCAATTCCTCTCCTAAATTAATATCCGAAGTTCATAAAGAAGCTTGGAAATTAGGAATAAAAACATTATATTATATGCGAACAGAATCAGTATTAAGAGGAGATACTTTATCTCGAATGGATGAATGCATCTCTTGCCATGGTTAAACATTTAAAATACCCCCCATCAATTTATTAGATGGGGGATATTATTTTTATTATGAGTAATATTATAAAAATTTATTATCTTCATAAAGGAAATAATATTCCTTTTTATGTAGGAGAAACTTCTCAATCTCTTAATGCAAGATTAAATAACCATAAAAGAAGATTAGGAAAAGAAATACAAATTGAGTTAATTGAAGAAGTAGAAAATGAAAATTGGAGATTTTGGGAAAAATATTGGATAAACCAATTCAAAGTTTGGGGATTTAATTTAATTAATAAGAATGAAGGGGGTGGAGGAGTTAATAAAGGTACTCCTAAACATACTTTTGAATCTAGAAAAAAAATTAGTAATTCTCGAATTGGGATTAAATATAGTGAAGAATCTAAACAAAAAATAAGTAGAGCACTATTAGGTAAAAAACAATCTATAGAGACTTGCGAATTAAAACGAATTAAAAGATTAGGATTTAAACATTCAGAAATTAGTAAACATAATATTAAAAAAAATCTTTCCAAACCTATTTTACAATATTCTAAAAAAGGAGAATTGATCCAATCCTGGCCTAGTACCAAACTTGCAAGTGAATCCCTTAGAATTTACTCATCTGATATATGTAAATGTCTAAAAAATAAAGGTAAATCTGCTGGGGGGTATATATGGAAATTTAAAGAATAATTTTTTAAGTATTTTTAGAGGAACATTAATTGTTCCTCTTTTTTGCATATTTATGGATGATAATTTAGGGTTTTATATAATGGTTTTTTAAAAAATATTAAATTTAAAAAACTATGAGTATAAAACTTCTGCAGGAAAAAATAGGAGCTAAATCTGATGGAGTATTTGGTCCCGGCACTATAAAGGCGGCTATGGCTCATTATAAAATGTCTCCTGAAAGAGCTGCTCATTTTTTCGGTCAAACTTCTCATGAAACTGGGGGATTTAAAACTTTTTCTGAAAATCTCAACTATAGAGTTAACGGTCTCACATCAATATTTAAAAAATATTTCCCAACAGAGGCTATAGCCTCAGAATATGCTTTAAAACCTGAAAAAATTGCCAATAGAGTTTACGCTAACCGAATGGGAAATGGTAATGAAGCTTCAGGAGATGGATGGAAATATAGAGGTAGAGGGGCATTACAATTAACCGGTAAAGATAATTATAAAGCTTTTGCAGATTACCTTAAAAAATCTGAAATATTAACCAATCCAGATTTAGTAGCTACTTTATACGCCTTTGAATCCGCTCTATTCTTTTTTGACCAAAACAATCTTTGGAGCATTTGTGATAAAGGAGTTAATAAAGATACAATTCTTGCTTTAACTAAAAGAATTAATGGTGGTACCCACGGTCTTGAAGATCGAATTCAAAAAACTGGAGCGTATTACGAGCAAATCAAATAAATGTTAATATGAAAACCTCTTACATTATACCGGCCATTAGCATGCTGATAACTTTTATATGTTCTTATTTCATGGAATTAACTCTCCAATATGCTGAGCAGTATTTGGTGATGGCTACTTTAATATTTGCAGATGGATTCTTTGGAATCATATCTGGGATTAAAAGAGAAGGATTTAAAACTTATAAAGCTCTTAAAATATTAAAAACCTTAGTATTTTGGGTAATATTTTTAACTTTAGTTTTAGCTATAGAAAATAGTTTTAATGCTGTGTTTTGGCTTAGTGAAACTATTATAACTCCTTTTATAGTATTCCAACTAATTAGTATTTTAAAAAATGCTTCAATGGCCGGCATTATAAAAGCAGGTTTATTAAATGAGATTTTAGATAAAATTGACCAACATAAAGGTATTAGAGTTGAAGAAAATTCAACTCCTGAAGAAAATCCAACTCTTGAAGAAAATGAATTGGATTAGTTCTAATTTCTTTTTATATTTAGGACTAAACTCTAAATATTAAATATGAATAAGCGAATTTTACCTTGGTTGATAACATTTTGTGCTGTTGGGTTAGGAGGAACCGCCGGTTATTACAGTGTTATAGGTCTTTCTAAGTTATTTGCCGGTGAGGCAACAGCTGTTATTATAATGGCTAGTTTTTTAGAAATCTCAAAATTAGTGTTAGCTACATTACTGCATTCATATTGGGGTAATCTTAATAAACTTCTTAAAACATATTATATATCTGCTTTAATTATACTTTCTCTTATTACTTCTGTAGGTATTTATGGAATGCTTAGTAGCGGTTACCAAAAAACATCCTCAGAATTGATTGTAGTAGAGAATCAAAAAGAATATTTAAACCAAAAAATTGATTTTTATCAAAAGGATTTAGATAGATATAATACAGAACTAGAAAGAATATCTAATAATATTTCAATACTATCTAATGCTAAATCTGTCACCTCTCAAATAAGAGATAATACGGTAGAAGGAGGAGTGAGATCAGTAATTTCAACTACTGAACTTAAATTAGCCCAACAGAGAATATTAGTTGAAGAAGAAAACAAAAATAAAGTCCAATCCCAAAGACAAATCTCCTCAGACAGTATACAAAATCTCCAAATCCAGTTACTAGAATTAGACAATAACTCTGAAATTGCTGGAGAATTAGGTCCCCTTAAGTATCTAGCTAATTTAACTGGAGTTTCTATGGATAGGATTATAAATTGGTTATTATTGGTTATAATATTTGTATTTGATCCTTTAGCGATTTCTTTAGTTATAGCCGCCAATTTTGCATTTGCTCAACTTCAATCTAAAACTTCTCCTCAATTAGAAGAAAAAGTTGAAAATATGCGAGGAGCAGTCCAAGCTTATGATGATTTACAAGAAGAAATAGAAAACTACATTATTACTGATACTAACATAGATAAAAATAATGATGGTATTATTGATTTTAATGAAAAAACTTCAGCTATATCTAAAATAAAAGAATTAGAAATTTTACTACAAAATCCTAACATCTCCAGTTGGAAACGTACTCGACTCCAAAACCAGATAAACCAAATCAAATCCCAACTTGATGAGGAAGATATAACAAAGATTTATTAAGTTTGGCCTCTTAAGATTCTCTACATATATTTATGTAAAATAAAAGTTATGATTTACTCACCCACATTTCCTAAACCATACATTCAGGAGCAATTATCCAAGCTTAAAAAGCTAAACTATAATCAGTTTAGGTGGTGGAGGATGTATGATAATCTCACTCCTCCTCTGCCTAATAAATCTCCATTGATTGATAAGATTCTGAATGGTGATTTTGATTATCCTCATTACAAATTGCAAGCAGAACTTGTAGAACATGAACTAAATGAGTTAGTTAAAAAATGTGGAGGTAACAATGAAAAGTTTGGAGAAAAAAGTTCATTATTGCGAACTAAACGTAAAAGATTACTTGATGACTTTGAAAAAGAAGAAAATGCTAAATTACGACAATTAGTAATTGAATTTACTAAAAATTTTGAAGCTACTAAAGAACAAATAGAAGAAGAAATGCTTAGATTTGTTGGTAATTTAGGAGAATTTTATTATTATATGGGAGTTAGATTTCAAAAAATTCAAAATCCAAATAAACGAGGAAGAAAAACAAAAAATATATGATTAAAATATCACATGAAGTACCTAAATGTTTACTTAGAAAAAGTCTTGAATTCAATGACTATCAATATGCTTTAGTACATCTATTAGAGGAAGATGAAGTCTATAGAAAACATTTCCTACAGTGTAAAGATGAAGGAGTTCCTATTTATCTAGATAATAGCCTACATGAACTTGGAACAGCCATTGGTGGAGATATTCTTAAAAAATGGATTAAAATTCTTGAACCTCAACATGTATTTGTACCTGATGTTTGGCAAGATAGTAAAACTACTATTGAAAACGCTAAAGAATGGATTCAATATTCCTATCCTACAAATACAATCCCAATAGCGGTAGTACAAAGTAAAAATCTCCAGGAAGCGGAAGAATGTTATATAACGTTGAAAGACATGGGGTATAAGAAAATCGCATTCTCGTATGGCGCTGATTGGTACGCTGAAGAATTCACGGAATTTCACATAGATAAAGCCAAAATGTATGGTAGAATATCAACAATTAAACAAATGTTTTATAATGGTACTATTAAAAATGATGATAGAATCCATCTTTTAGGTTGTTCTCTTCCTCAAGAATTTGGCTGGTACAATAATGCTTCGTATATTGAGTCTATTGACACATCAAATCCAATTATGGCCGCGCTTGAAGGTTGGAAATATGGTAATGGTTTAATTACTAAACCTAAAATGAATCTTAACAGTTGCTACAATATTGATCTTAAAGATGTTGATTTGAATTTAGTGTTAACTAATGTAAAAGCTTTTAAATATATTAACGAATTATGATATCACTTTATGATTACTTTGGAAAAGCTGCAGGAGAAAAAATAGGAGCAGAAGTTTATAATTATGCTCGTCTTAGAAAAATACCTACAGAAATTCGAGAAGTTGAGAATCCCAAATATAAAGGAAAAGTTATGCTTTATCCTAAAGAGTTTCTAGATGAATATTTTAAAATTAAAAGTTAATATATGAGTTTATATTTAAAAAATGCTCTAGAAAAAGGCAATATGATGTTTGATTATTCAAACCAAACTGGTCTAACTCCTAATCAAAGAGATTTAAAAAACTTGTTAGCTGAAATCTGGAATAACCAAGATAATCTTAGAGATGAAGATATTAAAACCTTAGAATATCTATCTAAAAAATAACGTTTGCCTATACGTTTAAAATACCTGGCAAAATCTAATTTATACAAATAAATGAAAAACGTAGTAGTATCACTTAGTGGGGGAATGGATTCTTCAACATTATTATTAAGAGCATTATCTGAATACGGTAATGTAGTTGCCGTGTCTTTTGATTATGGTCAAAAGCATAAGGTGGAGCTTGAACGAGCCCAAGAATTAGTACAATATATAAATGTAACTAAATTTACACAAAAGCCAGTTCGTGATAGAGGAGAAGGATTTAAAAAAGACTATCCTGTAAAACATCAAGTAATTAAACTTGACGGATTAACTAATCTACTTCATTCCACATTAGTAGAGGGTGGAGCAGAAGTACCTGAAGGCCATTATGAACAAGATAACATGAAGGAAACTGTAATCCCGAATCGCAACAAGATCTTCAGTTCAATTGTTCAAGCTATTGCTTTATCAACAGCCGTACAAACCAATTTAACTTGTGATATTGCTTTAGGCATTCATGCAGGTGACCATGCTATTTATCCAGACTGCCGACAAGAATTTAGAGATATTGATCATCAAGCTTTTGTAGTTGGTAACTGGGAAGCAGAACGAGTTAATTTCTATACACCATATCTAGATACTGACAAGTTTGGTATTTTGAAGGATGGTGAGAGATTGTGTGAAGAGTTAGGGTTGGATTTTAATGAAGTATATAGACGTACTAATACTTCTTATAAACCCATTAAACACTACTATAGACCAGAAACTAATGCTTTTAAATGGTATTCCGATTACAAATCAGCTTCTTCAGTAGAGCGTATCGAAGCATTTCTTAAACTAGGTAAACCGGATCCAGTAGCTTATGCTGATGAAAAAGGGCCGGTAAGTTGGGAAATAGCTAAAGCACATGTAGAATCAGTTTTAATAAATCATACTTTAAACTAATATGAACACTATAGGATTAATAACAACTGCTGCAGAGACAGGATTAACAATTCATGAATCATTCAATGATTATTTAATAAATAATTCTAACGGTACATATAGTACTACAATTTCACCCAATTTCACATTTTCAGCCTTATCCGATTATATGGAAAACAACTCATCACAACCACAACAAGTAAAAGTAGCAGTATTCGAAATTGAACGAGATGAAAACCAAAAAGTAATCTCTACACAATTTATTAGTGAGTTTTGGATTGAACATAAGTCTAAAGCTAATTTAACATTAACAGTAGCTAAGAAACTAGCTAAAGAAGTTGATCTAGACAAGATTGTAATTAAAGAACTCTCAAGAGTTTTTTTCTAAAAACGCGTGGAGTAATCTCTCCCACATATGTATAACAAATAACAAGTAAAATGCTTTCAACATTCAATTTACATAAGAATAATAACAGTACGATTTGGTCGTTTAATCAAAGACCGGAAGCGTATGGTGATGTTATATGTGGAGATGTCCGAGCAAAGTATTTTAGTAAGTAATTAAAAAACTAAACATAACTTGAAAGCCTCGGACAAAAAAAGTTCGAGGTTTTTTTAGTTCCGTTTGGCTTTAAGAGATATGGATGTTATATTTAGGAGTAATTAAGATATGAGATGCATATCTGAAAAGAAAAAAAAAGAAATACTTACAAATGTTTGGCTCCTAAAAATAAGGATGTTATATTTAGGAAGTAATTGAGACGTGGAATAAGTTCACATCTAAAAAAATAACGGGTGGTAGAGGAGTCAGGTTTATCTCGCTTCCCTTGGAAGGAAGAGCACGTGCGTTCGAATCGCACTCACCCGACTTAACAAATTGACCTATAGTGTAACGGTAACACACAACACTTTGACTGTTGTTTTTCTAGTTCGAATCTAGATAGGTCATCCGAAAGATTTAGTTCTTTGACGTATTGATGCCAAAAAATTCTCCGGTATACTCGCCTTCGTAGGGGTTGGTAGCATAGTGGTTTAATGCAGTTGACTGTTAATCAAAAGATCGTGAGTTCGAATCTCACCCAACCCGCTTAATTTTTCTTGTTAAGAGAAAGAGCTTTGATATATTTATAATAAATATTAATTATGAAGTATATTAAAGAAAACAAAACTGAGATTATAGAATTATATAAAAGCTCTAATGGTAATTTAAATATTACGGCTAATAGATTTAATTTAGTTTCAAAATGGGCTATAAGAAATTTCCTTCAAAAAGAAAATTTATATGGTAAAATTAAAGCAAAAGAAACACTTCAAGAAAAAAGTAGAAGAAAAAGTTTACATGTTATTAACTGGAAGAGAAATAGGAAAATTGAATTAGTCAAATATAAAGGAGGTAAATGTGAAAAGTGTGGGTATGATAAATGTATTGAAGCATTAGAATTCCATCATAAAGACCCATCCCAAAAAGATTTCAATATAAGTTCTCATTCCTATTCATCAAAAAGAATGAAAGATGAAGCCGATAAATGTTTGTTATTATGTTCTAATTGTCATAGAGAAGAACATGTAAGGTTAAAATTAGATAATTAGTTCAATTGACCGGAGAGCATAATTGGGCCTATGGCGCAACTGGTTAGCGTAGCACGCTCATAACGTGAAAGTTGGGAGTTCGAATCTCTCTAGGCCCACAATTCTGAGACGACTGTGGTAACCAGCCCACGGTATATGAATCCTTAAAAGCCGTCTTGATTCGCGATATTAAAGCGGTGCGGGTAGAGTTGATATAAGTTTGGAGTAGCTTGCCAATTAACGAAAATTCAACCACTAACGAGAGTTAGTCATGATGTCGATGCCGACAAAAATCGGAATTAATTTAGTTCCTTAGGCTAACTGGAAGACCTTTCGGCTACGAACCGGAGAGTGTTGGTTCGAATCCAACAGGGACTACGGTAACCGTTTGCAGCTGCACTACGTTCGGGACTAAAATTAAATCGGGCAGCAACATGGCTCTATAGTTAAATGGAAATAACGAGACTCTTCTAAAGTCAAGTTCCTAGTTCGATTCTAGGTAGAGCTACTTCATCTGTAGTTTAACATGGGGTAAAACACAATGACTGGTAAGTCGCTCTTGGAGATGATCACTCCCGAACTTACTAAGAGTAAGCTGGTTCAAGCCCAGCTGGATGAGCAATAAAATTATGTTACATTAAAAAGAAAATTATGAATGCTTACAACCGTACATTAGTACTAGACGTTTCATATTTGGCACGTGGTATTATTACTGCTGAAAGAGCTTTTGTAATTTCTTACAAAGGTAACGCAGAAATAATTCATGAACATGAAGAAACATTCGGATTAGTTAATCCAGACTTAGAAATTAGAAAACCTTCAATTATTAGAGTTAAGAAATATGTTAACGATAAGTTACATAGGGTACCATTAACACGAGATAATGTGTATCGTAGAGATGGATATGAGTGTGTTTATTGTGGTGAAGGTAGAAAAAAATTACTTACTTTAGACCATGTTATACCTAAATCTAAAGGTGGAGCAGATACGTGGGAAAACTTAGTCACTGCTTGCAGTAAATGCAATAATGAAAAAGATAATTTAACATTAGAGGAATACGGAAAAGCAATTCCACAACCATATAGACCACATTATCTAATGATGATTAAGTCAATGTTTGATATACCTGAGGAATGGAAGAAGTTTTTACTATTTCAATAAAATGTTTGGCTCTTAAAAATAAAATACTTATATTTAGGTATAAGTTAAGATAGTCAGGTGGCGGAATTGGTAGACGCTGTCCGTGGAGGATTGATTGGTTCTGTTCAATTCAGACGTTGGAAATGGTGTTCCACAAATACAGGTTCAAGTCCTGTCCTGACTACCTACGTTTTCTGAGAACCACGCTAGACAGATGACAGTTCGGAAAGACGACAATATAGTACCTTAGCTCAATTGGTTAGAGCATCCGTCTGATACGCGGAAGGTTATAGATTCGAGTTCTATAGGTACTACATAAATGCTCCTTTAGCTTAGCTGGTAAAAGCGTTTGGCTTACATCCAAAAGGTCGGTGGTTCGAATCCATCAGGGAGTACGAGTGGGACTGTTACTAATTCATAGAACTATAGAGTGTTTGCATAGAATTAGAATTATGCCTGTATCGCATAGCGGCAATTGCTGAGCACTGTAAATGCTCTCTCTTTGGAGTTCGGTGGTTCGAGTCCATCTGCAGGCACAACTTAGGTTCGAGAAACTAATATTTATAATAAATGTTAGATATGAAAACTCAAGATAAAGTACTTGAATTAAGAACTAAAGGAAAAACAATACCGGAAATATGTTCTATATTAGGTATAAAAAAAGGATCAGTAGGTTATCACTTAAAAAACTTAAATTTAAGTAAAAATAATCAAAGTAGTAAACCTTCAAAAAGTAAAGATTATTGGCCTATATTAAAAGGTGAAGAACAAAGTATTGGAACATATCATAATAATATTAGAGGTGTTTTAAAACGATTTATTATAAAAAATAATATAATACCTTACATGTGTTCTGAATGTGGGTGTGATGATAACTGGAGAGGTAAAAAAATGTCATTAATTTTAGACCACATAAATGGTATAAATAATGACAATAGATTAGAAAATCTAAGATTCTTATGTCCCAATTGTGATTCTATTCAAGATACATATAAAGGTAGAAATAAAAAAACAATGGAGCAGTAGCAATGGAGGTCCACGCACTGAATTGAAGCTTCAGACATGTAAGTTCGATACTTACCTGCTCCACATTATATTCTCTCGAAGCTCATGTGGACGGGCTACTGGCTTTTAACCAGTAGGTAGTTGGTTCGAGGCCAACCGGGAGAACAGTAAATAGAGGTGATCTGGCTGGATCAAGACCCGATCTTGAAAATCGGTAGAACGTTAATAGCGTTTTGTGAGTTCGAGTCTCACCGCCTCTTCAATATGGCAAGATGGTAGAGTTGGTTTCTTACACTGGTCTCATAAGCCGGGGACATAGGTTCAAATCCTATTCTTGCTACTTAAATATGGTGTTTGAAGCATTAAGGTGATGCGCAGGTCTGTGGAACCTGAGAAGACGGGTCGGTACCGTTCTTACACCCCATAGAGAGTAAATCATGATGGTGATTGACCTCGCCTGCTAAGCGATGGGTTCTTTAAAAAGAATACGGTTCGATTCCGTTGCTCTCTGCTGAAAAAAGTTTGGCTTTTAAAAATAAAGATGTTATATTTAGGAGTAATTAAGACGTGAAATAAGTTCACATCTTAAAAGAAAAATGACAAAATGTTTGGCTTTAGTAAAAATATTTCATATCTTTATAACATGATAAAAATAGATAAGTCACTCGTAGGAAAAATAGTTAAAGTTCATTTACCTCAAACTTATTACAAAGGATCAGGAGTTTCAACTGAGGCTAGTTATATTATAGGTAAATGCACATTTGCAGGATTTAACTGGCGTATAGGTGCTAGACAAGTAACAATAAACCGAACACCTATATTTCCCGTAATAGAATCTCAAGTTGAGATTTTATAAAAATATATTGCGAGTTATAGTAATGGTAACTTACTGGGCTCATAACCCAGAGCTGGAGGTTCGAATCCTTCACTCGCTACCAATTGTATTAAACAAATAATGGTCTCCAGTGCCTACCAACAGTGGAAAATTTAACATGGGCTTGTAGCTCAACTGGCTGAGCGCTTCATTTGCAATGAAGAGGATGTGGGTTCAAATCCCACCTTGTCCACTAAAATTAGATCTTTGACATATTGTAATTAAATTGTAGAGTGTCGAAATTGGCAGACGAGCCCTCCTGTCCCGAGGGTGGTGATAAAGAAATAAAGTATAGTTAACGGGTGGCATTAGATTATTTTCTAAAATTATGTTAACTATACCTAATCTCATCGTAGACGGTTCGAATCCTCTCTCTACAGCTATAGAAACGTAGTGAAGCTGTAATGATGTTTAATTGGATAAAAGCATAAAAAAGGGTTTAGAGTAGTGTCGCGTGTCCGTATCTCATCATCAGTAACCCCGAAAGACCCGAAGCGTTTCTATATTATGCTCCAGTGTTGGAATTGGTAGACATCAATGACTTAGGATCATTGGCCTATGGCGTGGGGGTTCGAGTCCCTCCTGGAGTACAAAAGGTTGATTGGGGAATGGTGATATGAATTATCTGGTAGTGAAGAAAAATTAGTATCACCGGAGTTTAAACTACTATAGTAAAGCCAATTGTAAAAGTAGATGTCCACTGAACCATCTTCTACTTTCCTAAAATTGCTCCTAAAGCATTGCTGGCGATGCGTATGTCTTGTAAACATAAAAACTTGGTTCGATTCCGAGTAGGAGCTCAAAAAATATAAGCGGGATTCGTATAGTGATAATTACACTAGCCTTCCAAGCCTGTGACGAGAGTTTGATTCTCTCATCCCGCTCTAGCAGTCACTTGACTCAGATAGTACAGTGAAATTGGTTGGGGTATCTGAAACCCATGAACCAAGGCGCAAGCTAAGAGTAAACTTGCAACAACTAAGTGCCAATACATTAGAAACGTAGCTCTAGGGTGATCTAGAGTCGTAGCCAATCTTAGTTAATTTTAACATGTTCCTGAGGACAAATTGGTTGAGTCGTCACCCTTTCAAGGTGAAGGAGCGGGTTCGAATCCCGCCAGGAATACACAGCTGTGGTGGACAGCAATGACGGTCAATCATTAGACGCTCAAAACCGATCCACCAACTTTACATGTCCATAGTGAAATGGTATCATAACGCTCTCCAAAAGCAGAGTTCCGAGTTCGAATCTTGGTGGACGTGCATAATATACAAGTGTAGTTTAATATGGAAAAAATAACCACTTCCGGAGTGGTAGATAGGTTTAGTTCAAATCTCCTCACTTGTGCCAAAAACTAAGGTACCTATTTTGAGAAGGTAGGTCGTCTGAGTTGACCGCAGACATAAAATTTTATTCAGGAAGAAATAAAAAATCTCCCTTAGTTTGGCTTTCTTAAATATAGATATTATATTTAGATATAAATTAAAATGTCAGAGTGTCGTAACAGGTAGCCGAGATAGACTTAAAATCTATTGAGCATAGCTCGTGCGGGTTCGAGTCCCGCCTCTGATACAAAAAAATAGCATCAATACATTAAAAATGGTTCGTTAGGGGAGTTAGGCCGTCCCCGTTTGCCTGTCACGCAAAAGATCACGGGTTCAAATCCCGTACGAACCGCAATTACTAGTTGTAGATCTTTATAGACATTCTATTGGACGTGAGTTCGAATCTCACCATCTCCACATCTAAAATTATTAACTGGGGATGACCGGTATTGACAGTAGAGAGAGTAGATAAAAGGAGATTAGTAGTTAAAGCAAACGACAACTTTGCATTAGCGGCCTAAAAAGCCATAGCGTTGATGTTGTGCTCGATACTGTCGCGGTAAGTTAATTATACTAGGTATAAACAACTTATTTCCAGTACAATGAGAGTCCAGCGTGATCTGGCCAAATTCGGGTAAAATTATTCCCCCCTAAATCTTTTATGATTTAGGTCAGGAGGTGGGATACTATAAAAAGTTCTCACCTCTTTTTACTAATGGTACTATACCCAAGTGGCTTAAGGGGCTTGTCTGCAAAACAAGTATTCATTGGTTCAAATCCAATTAGTACCTCTAAACATTAAAGCTTGGCTATTCAAGCTTTCTTTATTATATTTACATTATGAAAAAAATAATATTTCTTGACCATGATGGTGTAATATGTTTATCCCGCAATTGGGGTACTCGCCATACTAAACAAAGGAAATGGGGAAAACGAAAAATGTCAATGGATCTCCAATCTATTCCTATAGAATATCGATTTGATAACTTTGATAAAAAATCAATTGAGTTATTAAATGATATACTAGAGCAAACTAATGCTGATATAGTTGTTAGCTCTGACTGGAGACTTTTTACTTCTCTAAATGAAATGAGTACATATTACACATCTCAAGGAATCATTAAAACGCCGGTTGGATTCACAAGAAAATTAGGAGATTTTGATGTACCTAAAGAATTTGAATGGAACCGACAATGGGAACTAGAACAAACCAGATGCTTTGAAATTCACCAATATCTAAAAGACCATCCAGATATTACACATTGGGTTGCGATTGATGATTTGGATATGAGAAAAATTGGTAAACACTATTCTGTTGATTTTGAGCATGAATGGGGATTAGATAATTTTGTCCATACTCCTTTAAGTCGAGAAGGCATTAAGCAAACCGGGGTTAAAGAAAAAATATTAAGTTTCTTAACTTAAAGCTTGGCTCTCCAAGCTTTTTTTCTTATCTTTATATAAATAAAATTAACGGTTATGGCAACACTTACAATAACAGAAGAACAACTTAAACTAATCCAAACTGCACTAGACTTTTATTCCAGAGTAGGTATTGGTCAGATGTGGGCAATTAAAGATCATCCCACATATCAAAATGTATTATATGATAAACTAAGACCTAAAAAAGAAATAGAAGTAGGTGATAGAACTGAAAGAGGAGAGGTTGTTGAACTAGGTAAAGGTTATATCAAAACAAAAGGGAGTTGGGGAAATGGTGAAGAAATTCGTACTCATAAAGATATTAAAAATGTAAAATTATCTATTGATTATGACTTATACCATCAAATAAGAGATGAGGGTGAGGATTTATTAAATCAAGGTAGAAATAAACTATTACAGATAGACTTACATAAAAATGGCAGTTATGGTATATTTAATGAACAAGTTGATGATAGTTGTAGAGTTGCTTTTGATATTATTCAAGTTATACGACACGAATTTTGGAAAAGAAATCCTGAAAGAAGTAATACTGTAGATTCTTCTACAACTATTTGGACTAAAGATGGTAATAAAGTTAAATGTCAACTTAATAGCGGAGAATAATTATGAAAGATTATAACGAACAAGAATTCAATAAACTCTGTGCTGAATTTTTTGAATGGGAATTTGTATATAAAAAAGGATATGTTAATGGATACTCTACTATAATTAATAATTTTATAGGTTCTGAGTATGTTCCTATAATTCATTTAAAATTCCACTCAGATTGGAATTGGATAATGGAGGTTGTTGAGAAGATTGAACATATTAAAAAATATTCTATTGGTATAGATAGTCATCCTTCTTATGGCACAAGTGTATTAATTCAACATGCTCACATAAATGGAGTTTATGATTTAGTAATAAAAGAATCTACACACTGGAATAAAAAAGAAGCAGTAGTAGAAGCAATTTGGCAATTCTTAAACTGGTATAACGAACAAAAACAATGACATTTAAAGAATATATTGAAGATGTAAAATCCCAACTTGAATGTAATGAAGTTGAAGGTAGAGAGGGATGGGTACTTTATACTTACACTAATGAACAAATTGACTCTAATCTGGAATATTTTAAGTATTGCTTTCAAAAAAATTTATCCTCATACAAGTCATTACTTTTCTTTTATGATAACATATTAAGCTTGGAGGGATAAGTTTGGCCTCTCAAATTCTCTTACTTATATTTATATATAAGAAAAATAAAAACCTAAAATTTTATGAAAATGTCTAACAACAAAAAATGGTTCTGGTATATTTTTATACCTTCTTTTATAGTGTGGTTGGTAATTATATTAAAAATCTTGATTAATTATTTTAATTAAGAGATAAATACAAAAAAAACAAAAAAGGTTATGAATTTACTGCAAACATTAGAGCAATATCACAATGAAGGATGGTTAATCAAACAGAAACATCCGGATTTTCCAATCACCATTTGGAATTATTCCAAAACTACCCAATATGTTAGGAAATGGGATAAAATTACATTAATGTGTAGAGGATTAGTTACTATGGATGATACTGGAGAAATTTTAGCTCGTCCTTTTAAAAAATTCTTTAATATAGAAGAAAATCAACACACACCTACCCCAGATTTTGATGTATTTGAAAAAATGGATGGTTCCTTAATTATTTCCTTCTATTTATGGGGTAGTTGGATATTTGCATCTCGTGGCTCATTTACTTCAGATCAAGCCAAAGCCGCTTCTAAGTTATTTTATTCTCAATGTGATTGTATAGGAATGAATATGGATGTTACTTACTTGTTTGAATTCACTGCTCCATGGAATAGAATAGTAGTGGATTATGGTGATAAAGAAAATTTAACTTTACTAGGTGCTATTAGAAATGAAGATGGGGTGGAAGCACCATGGTGGCATTTAGAATTAGTCTCTAAAGAAAATAAAATTGACTTAGTTAAAAAGTATGATGGTATTAATGACTACACTACTTTAAAAAGTAAAATCCAAGATAATGCTGAAGGATTTGTTATTAAATTTTCTAATGGTGATAAAGTAAAAATTAAAGGAGAAGAATATTTAAGACTACATAAAATCATGACTAATATCTCTACTACTGATATTTGGGAAACTTTATCAGATGGTAGAAATATGGAAGAGATATTGAAAGATGTTCCTGATGAATTTTATAATAAAATCAAAGAGGTAGTTGGTGATATTGCCGTTAGGTTTGATAATATTAGAACAGATTATATCCAATATTTTACCGATATTGTATTCAAAATAGGTAGAGAAGATAGGAGAAGATTTGCTGAAGAAGCAAGAAGATATAATCATTCTTCAATTTTATTCGCTATGTTAGATGGAAAGGATATCAATCCTATAATTTGGAAAATTGTAAAACCTGAATGGAAAAAAATTTAAGATGGTTTGGCTCTCCAATCTTCCTTACTTATCTTTAGGTATAAGAAAAAACAGTTATGAAAACATTAATACTCCTAAGAGGATTACCAGGATCAGGAAAATCTACATTTGCTCGTTATATGTTTTCAAATAACGTGTTTGAGACAGATCAGTATTTCTATGATCATGATGGTAACTACAATTTTGACTCAACCAAACTTAAAGAAGCACATCAAGATTGTCAAAAACGTGTAGAAGCTCTAATGGAAATATCAGACTCAACTCAATATGGGAAAGAGATTGTGGTAGCTAATACATTTACTCAAGAATGGGAAATGCAACCTTATTTTGATCTAGCCTCTAAATATAATTATGGAGTATTTAGTTTAATAGTAGAAAATAGACATAATGGTATAAATATCCATAATGTTCCTGAAGATAAACTTAAACAAATGGCAAACCGATTTCAATTTAAATTAAAATAACATGCAAATATCAGGTATTCCAATGGAAATGGCTCTTCAATTAATGTCTAGATACATTTATGAGCAAAAAGGAACTATTATAAAAATTAAAGCTCCTGTAACTCCCCGTGAAATTGAATTATTTGAACAAATGATAGGCACAGTACTTGACTACTATAATATACCATTATGATACCTACTATAAAATCTTTCTTTAGAAAAATTAAACGTACTTTAGAATTTCTTCCATTAATATGGGAGGGATATGACTTTGATTATAGATATGCTTTAGATTTATTCTATTATCAGTTAAAAAGAACTGCAGATTTATTGGATTCAGATAAAGCATATTCTGTTAACGCAAAACAGGATGCTAGACGATTAAGAACTATACTTGAACTTATGAAGAAGGTTTATGATGAAGAGTATAGAATGGAACATTTTGAACAAATGGAAAGATTTTGGGGGGGATCTGATTGGGAATGGGAAGATAATAATGATGGAACTTCAACCTACAGAGGTATTAAATGGAAATTTGCTCATACTCCAGAACAACAAGAGAAAGCTGAAAGACAATTTACAGGATTGGCTATAGCTGCTGAAAAAAAACATCAACGTGCTAAAAAATTATTATGGGAATTAGTAGAACACAACTTGGAGCATTTCTGGGATTAATTATACTTATGGTAGGTTGTTCTCCTAAATTATCTACTGTAAATCAAATTAAAAATTTATCTGAAGAAAATGGTAGAATAAAATTAAAAATTATTCTATTAGATACAAATCCGGAAATAGATTGGAACAAAGTAGATAGTTTATATAATATTAAATACTAACAATGAAATATATATTTAGAGGTTATACAGTATTTGAGTATATTCCTAATAACCCAGGAGATAAAGTAATACAACATCAAATACATGGCAGTATCGCGGCATTTGATCACTGCCGATTTATTACAGAGGATTACAACCATTTATCTAACTTCTTTGATACTGTATATAGGCACATACAAGGAGAAAATATTGAATTAAAAGATATAGAAGTTTATTAATATGAAAATATCAACAAGTAGATTTTACGGGCAATTTTATATAACACCTTTCCTAGCCATCACCTATAATAAAAACTTAAATGGTAATTATGAAGTATTTATTGGGTGGTTTAAGTGGGAACTAGTAATTTCATTCTAATATGAAATCTATAACTAAAACATACCAGATCAAAGAAGTGATAGTTTATGGGAATAGAGGTCAGGTTGTAAACACTTATTACTATATCGTAGAACCTGTTAAGATATTTGGAAAAGTTATTTGGTATCGCAGTATTAAAGAAGAAATGGCGGGAAGTATGGAGAGTTTTTATGGTACTATAAATTTCTCTACTTTACTAGAAGCTCAGCAGTATATTAAAGATATTTTATTAACCCCAGGGCCGAGGAATGTTATTAAAAAGTCTATAGTTGATAATATTCAAATTAAAATATTTAACTAATATGAAAAAAAGACTTACATATCAACAAAAAAA